AGAACCGTTCTACGGGGTCATCATTTTCATCCCACACTAACACTCTTTCACCTCTTTTTGGCTTCCATTCGCTTTGCTTCTTATCAAACATTTCAATAAATTTTTCAGTTGTTAAAATACGAAATTCACTATTTAAAATTGTTCCAAGATACACGAATTTTTCTTCCATTATTTCGTAGCAAACAGATTCTGGATTGAAATCAAATAAATTCGGATTCATTCCATTCTCGTCTGCAATTCTCTTTACAATTGCTTGGTTCTCTTCGGTTATTTTTATTTTATAATTCATAATTTATTTATTTCCTCTTTTACTTCTTGCCAATAATTTGGTGTTTGATATTTATTATTAACTCTAATAGGTTCAATAATCAAAGTATTAATAATTTCGTCAACTGTATTAATTGCGCATTGTTTTGCTCTGCTTTTAAAAAATTCAAGTTCATATTCAGCAGGATTGCTACACAAAACTTTTAAATTTGACTCTACTAATTCCGCTGCTTTTTCTTTTGCTGTTTTCATTTTATTATTTTTTAAAAGTTTCAAACCATTTATTAATATCAAAACTCCAATTTAAAGGAGATGTATTTCTTACAGCACTTCTATAATCAGATTGATGTTTTAATAATATTTCTAAAACTTCTTCCTCACTATAACTTCTTTCTGTTTGCCATTTAATCCTTCCAACAATAGAATACTCTTTATCATCTTTATCAGTTCTAGGTATTTTTAAATCATTTAGATACATCCTAATACATTCTAAATCTTCCTCTAATAATTCTATTTTGTTATCTTTAATATCCAGATGTGTTTCTTGCTGCCATTTCGCACATTTAGTAAAAAGTTTTCTTGGTATTGAAGATTTAGGATATAATCTTTCAGCAGCTTGTTCAAGTGTTTCTTGGTTCATAATTTTATTTCTTTTTATTAATGATATTATCTACATATTTAATTGCTGCTGTGATTGCTTCTATTTTCATTCTAGAAGTTTGAATAGAATCATCTTTAAATGATACACTCTCTTCGTTTGCCGTACATAGTGTGTATTTATTTGTTTTGTGGTTAAAACTTAACTCAATAGTTACTGAGTTGTAACCTTTTTTTACTGCTTGGAAATACACTGTTTCCCATTCTCTGATTGTTCTTACCATATTATTTATTTTTATTTGTTAAAAGTTTCTAACCATTCTTTCGCTCGTAAATTACAGCCACCCATAACATCTTCGGTAAATGCGTCCATAGTTTCAAGCATTCTTTCTTGTTGGAATTTAGCACCTGCAATAAATGAATTAATTCTTACAGGGTCGTTATCTGGAGTAGATTCTGCATATTTTTCAGCAGCTTGTTCAATTGTTTCTTTTTTCATTTTATTTCTTCTTAATGTTGTTATAGGTTAATAATTATTATATCCACAAATAGTACATTCAAAATGGACATCTGATGTGTGTTTCCTTTCTGTCATTGGATGGTAACATTTTTTATCTTGTTCTTGCTGGAATTTAGCACCTGCAATAAAACAACTGCTTAGCTTAAATTGATTTTCTAAATCATTCCATTTTTCTGCATAGTTTTCAGCAGCTTGTTCTAAATTTTCTGTTTTCATTTTTTTGTTATTAGTAAATATTGAATATTTGTTAAAATTGCTAAAATTGCATAGTTAAATACATCTTGATGATTCCCGTTAGCTAAGGAATCAGTGGCTAAAAATAAAAACCAAAGAATTGACAAGGTTACTATTACTTTTATTACTGTTTTCATTTTATTTTGCGTATTTGTATACTGTTTGTAATGATACGATGATACCGTTATCGGCAAGTCTTTGTTTGATTTCTTTTTTAGGAATACCGTTTTGAGAAAGCGATTGGACAAGAGTAAACCCTATGTTTGATTTCTTTTCGTATACCCTATGAGATGCTACGTAAGCCATTTGTTTTTTGGCGGTTTCTTTATTTTGTAATGTGCCATTACCTAGTGTAGATATTATTTTACCTGCTTTAGTAGTGTATTCGCCATCTGCTGCTATTCTAGCTTTTATTACTTGTAATGCTTTAGAGGTTCTTTCGGAAATCATTTCTCTTTCTCTCTGTGCCATAGCTGCAAATAAATTTATAGTGAAGCTATCACACTCTGGCATATCACTACAAATAAACTTAACCTTGCTTTCCATAAGTGTACTAATGAAGTGTACGTTACGAGATAACCTGTCTAATTTAGCAACAATAAGGGTAGCATTATTTGCTTTACACAAGGCAATAGCTTCTAGTAACTTAGGTCTATTTGCCTTTTTACCTGATTCTATTTCAGTAAAAGTAGATAGAACTATACCATTGTCGGTAATTCTTTTTACCATTTGTTCTTGAGCCTCAAGTCCTAGACCACTTCTTCCTTGTTCTTGGGTCGAAACCCTAAAATAACTAACATACTTATTAGTATTTTGTGTTGTATTTTGTGTTGTATTCTGTGTCATAATTTGTTCGTTTTGGTTTCACAAAGTTAAAAATGCAAAGTAGAATAACTAATTAAATTTTATTAATTCGGTATTTTTACTATTTTCTTATCTCTTAAAGCTTGTTCAAACTGTTCTCTGGTTCTGGAATATAGCTTTCCTCGTACTTCAAAGTCTATTCTTTCGTCTTTTCCGTACCATATTTCTGTTATAGTTAGGTCGTATCCATCGCTTGTTTCGTAGTTCCCTTGTTGGTGAATTGTTATTTTCATACTACTAATCAGTTTGTTTGAAGTTTACTTCCATGCTTACTAATGCTCCTTTTACTGCTAGAATATATTCGTCAAAGAGTTCTATTGCTTCAGCATTACTGCTTCTATATTCCTTGTGGGTTACTTTTCCGTTAGTTTCTTCTCGAAATTCGTAGTTAAATTCTTCTTTTTCAAGGAAATATTCGTACTTGTTGTCGTAGGTTTTTATTATTATGTGTCTAATGTTCATGTTTTTGTTGTTTTATTTAAGAATTGTGGCAGCTAAATTAGCATTTATCCGCCACAATTCTTTGTTTTTTTTATATGGTCGTAACTATATTTTTACCTTTTGTAATAAAAGCTACATAATTATGACAGGCTACAATGCTTTCAAAATACATCGTAGCAGTAACTCTATTGCCAAAATCTAACTTAACTCTTGGATTGTAATAAATATTTTCACCGTCAATAAAACAGTTTTCGGGCGCACCTTCGCTAATAAAATTATGAGAAAGATAACGCCAATACACGCCTTCTTTTCGAAAAACTATTCCAAAAATCTTTATTTCTTTCTTTGAGCAATATAATCGCTCAACTTCTGCATCACAGATAGTTACTTTTACTAATTTATCTAGTAAATATATATTATTTTGTTCTACGCTGCTTTTCATTATCCAATTACCTCCTTTACAATTCTAAATCCCATCTCATTTTGAAGGTACTCTTTACACTTTTCTTCAATAGATTCTAGTATTTCATAGCTAGCTTCTTGTTGATTTTCTTTGTGCTGAGCGTCTAAGTCTTTACTTTCGTCAAATGCCTTGTCTAAAATTGTACACAAGTAATCTTGTTCAATAAAAGCATCTTTAATTAGCTTTACTGTTTTAGGATTAAGCATAAACCTATGATACTCAATAAAATCCGCTAAATGTTTTGATGCCTTTAAGGTGGCATGGAAGCCTACTAAAGCTACTCTTACGTTCATTAGCATTTTTTCTTTTTCTTCTGCACTTAACTTACTAATTTCTAGTTTTGTAATTGGTGCTTCTCTTTTTACTTTATTTTTCATGATTTTTGTTTGGTTTAAAAGTTTAATTGTTGTTTTAGTGTTGCATTTTCCTTTTGAAGTTCTTTTATTTTTTCAATAAACCTAAATTGATTTTTTTCAAGTGTAGTTACCTTTTCTCGGTAGATTATTGACTCGAAATAAAATTTGCCATATTGTTGTTGAATTTCATAAAGCGTTTTAAGGTGTTTTAAGGCATTATCTTTTGACTTTCCTTCCGCTAGTATAGCTTTGTCTTCAAAGTTCTCTATAAACAAAGAAATAGCCCATAAATTAACCCAACAAGGTTCTGATTGTGTAGATAAATTTGTAAATCCACAATATTCGTCCATGATTTTACGAAGTTTCTTGTAGTCTTCGGTTCTTATTTTGTTTATCTCAGCATCTTTCGCAAAAAATGCTTTTAATTCCTCGTCCATCATTAAAAATCTAATTTATCTTCGTTTAGTTCAAATCTAAAACCTGTTTCTTTTTGCTCTCTATTTTGAGCTTCTCCTGCATAATACATTTGCCCTTCAATTGTTTCGTAAGTTCTGCTTCTTCGCCAATTAAACCCAAATTTACCTATTATAGGTTTTGCAGTACCGATTGTGTCTGGCTTAACTTTACTAAAGTACACATCAAAATCCTCGTATTCTTTATTTGGTCGGTCAATTGTTATAATTGTTTTGCCATTTGCGAGCCAACCACCACCCTTAATATCATCAGCATCAGGGATTCTTCTTTTGCTTTTATCATCTTCTCCTGTTTTTTCTCTTTCTGTTTTAATAGCATGAGCAATAGTCATAAAATGTTTACAAGATGCTTCTGCTAATTCATTTCTAAAACTTAAAACATAATCGTTATATTGGTCTTCTCTACCATAATCCCTAATTGGGTGATAAAGATTTTTCCAAGAATCAATAAAACATGTTTGAATACTTCCACTATCATCTTTATATTCAGAAGCAAATTCCCAAATCATTTGAGGGGTAAGTGGTTTTTTGAAATCTTTTTTGCCAATTATTAAAAAATGGTGGTCAATCCAAGCTGATGCAGATATTAATTCGTGTTGTTGTATTGAATTAGAATATCCCCTAAAAGATTTTTTATAATGTTTAACCATTAGTTTTCTGCGAATTTCTTTATAACTTCCAATATCAGGGACGTAAAGCAAATGCCTAAATCCAAACTTCTCGGATTGGTAAAATAAAAGCTCTAATGCGAACTCAGTTTTGCCCGAGCCACCCGCCCCCGTAAGGTCTGTAACCCCATCGTGAGCGAATTGGAATGTACCTACTAGGCTTTCAAAACCCGTATAATTTAATCCCGCCCCGCCCGTTTCGTGGTAATTTAAAAACTCGTTGTTTTTTTCGTTATAGTTAATTACTGTTGCGTTCATATATTCCTTTTTTTCCAAGAGTCCTCTCGCTCTTTAATTTCCCTTGCTCTTTTTTCTGATTCGGTTTCACCAGTAGTAATCTGTTTTACTAATCTTGAATTATCATCCATATCCAACCAATTTTTAAGGGTTAAAAAGCATGATTTATAGTCCTTTAATAGTGATTTTTTGTTTTCCATAGCCCCTAGTTTTTTAGAAATAGATTCTCTTTTGTAGGTAGCAACCAACTCTTCTGCTTGCTTATTCGTCATTTGCGCCAACCTCGCTACCGTTGGGTAATTAGATTTAATGTGAATTATCAGTTTATGTTCCGATTCCTCTCTTGGTGGTGCGGGTAGGGTAGTAGCTTCTAATTCTAAAGTTAGAGGTGGGAGGGCAGGTTCGATAGAACCGCCTATCTCCTTCTCCTTAGTTTCTTCTTCTTCTTCTTCTTCTTCTTGTGGATTATGTATTGATACTGTATCGCTACTGTATTTATACTGTATCAAGGCTTTGTCTTTTACTTTAGCAATCTCTTTGTTTACAAGTACTTGAACCTTTGATGATGGGTTTAAATTATACTTATCCCAATTTTTCACAGAAATTTCATTAGTGGTATTATTGTACTTGATTTTATTCCATTTTTCGAACTTTTTTATTAGCATAGATACTAAATCGATACTGTATGATAAGTCAAAGCAAATTTGTTTTTTACTTATTTCATATACTCCTAATTGGGTAGTTCTTTCATTGGTTAAAATGTATAAATAAAACAGCTTTTCCTTTTCTGTTAATTCAGAAACAAATGTGTCGCTCCAAAATGACGTATGTATTTTTCTAAATATAGCCATAATTATTTACCTAAATTTTTTAAATCAATTCCTAATGATAATATAGCGTTAAAAGAGTGTGCTAAAGATTTATGTAAATTAGAATCTTTTATTTTTTCTAATCCAACTCCTTGTTTCCAAATATCCTCTATAACAGCTTCCGTTGCTTCTAAATGCGGCAAATGTTTCCTAAGAACTTCTTTTGCAGATGTTTTACTTTGATATAAGTTCTTAATTCCTTTCGCATCTAACCCTACAACCATTTTATGTAAGTCGTTCCAAAACTTAGAATACTCCTCTGTTGTTTTTCCTATTTGAGCGTTTACTGCCTTACTTAGTTCTAGTTGCTTTCCTCTTTCTGTAAATATAGCTAATGGGCTATTATTCGCTATTGAATAAACTCCCGTTTTTCTTATAGATGGCAAAACCTCACTTGCTAACCAATGTCTTGTTTTTACACCAACAGATTTTCTGCTTTGCATTAATAACTTCCAAAAACCACTTTCTGTTAGCATAATTATCTCAGAAGCTCTTTGACCGATTGATTTCAAATCAAACAGTTCTTTAAACAGAAAAGGGTCGTTTTTCTTAGTGAATTTTATGAAATCATGCCCATCTATTAATTCATAACTTCTTAAAGTATCTCCCACTCCTTTATAGCCAAGTTCAAACATAATTTGCTTTGCTAAAAATAATCTTCCGTGTTTGCTTTCCCAATAAAAGTAAGCGTGTCCTAGTTCTTGATTTGTTATTATTGAATGTTCCATTTAAATAAATACGTTTAGTACGAGTGCAAATATATTAAACGGTTGTTATATGTGCAAGTTTTATTTTATTTATTTTTCTACTTAACATAATGTTTTTACTATCCCACCGCCAACTCATTAAACCCAACGCCATTCTCGAACATTATTTCCGACAGCCTATCCCTCACAACTTGCAGTTCATTCTTCTCGTGGTACTTAATTTGCTCCCTTAAATATTGGTCAAATTCCCATAAGCACATATATATACTATCAGCTTTTACGCAACGAAGGTGTTCTGTTGCTTCTTCGGCAGGTTAAATTTTAAAGTGGCTTCCATAATTCTTCTTTTTGGTTACAGTAAACAAGGTATTGTCAATTATTATTTCCATACCACAAAGGTATAATACCTAATAGTATAATTGTATTAAATTAATTTAACTTGTTATTTAGCTAAATATCACTACTTTTGTATAATGAAAGATTACATATTGCGCTTTGAATTTTACGGAAGGAAAATGAGTACAAAAGTAAGAGCATATAGCATTGAAGATGCTAAACGTCAAATAAATGACAGGCTAAATTTCATTAGCATAGAAGATATTACAGAGCCTGATTTCTCATCAGACGATATGCTAAACAATATTAAAAACCTATTTGGAATTAAATAAATGGAAAACAAAGTCAATCACCCAGTACATTACGGAGGGGAAGATAACCCTTTTGAACCTATTAAGATAATAGAACATTACGACTTAAACTTTATGCTAGGTAATTGTACAAAATATGTGCTTAGAGCAGGCAAGAAAGGCGATAAACTTGAAGACTTAGAAAAAGCTTTATTTTACTTACAACGAGAAATTGATAATCTGAAAAACAAATAATATGTCAAAATTTAAAGAATGGTTTGAAAAAAATTTAATAGTTGGAGGATTCCCTCACGAAGATAATAGAAGGTTTGATGTAAATGAATTTGACTATGTAATTAACGTTTCTGACGAATACTACACAAGTCATCATTTATTACTAATTGCCAATAATATAAAGTCATTTTGGTTTCCAATGAACGAATGTAAAAGAGATATTGGCTTAAATTCAATTTATGGAGCGATGGTAGTTTTATTTGCAGCTGAAAAAAGTAATAGCAGGGTTTATTTGCATTGCCATGCGGGAGTTAATAGAAGTCAAACTGTTAGAGCTGCTTACTATTACATGAGAACTGGACACCAGTATGAATCCGATTTAAAGCGAGGTTTTATAAACCAATTATATGCTAATTGTAGTCGTGGTTATTTGCCTCCAATGCCAGAAATGGAAAGTTTTTTAAACCAAATAAACATGAAACTAAATACCGATTTACAACAAAGACAATTGATGGGTGGTTTTTTAGATACTGCAAAAATTGAATCAATAAATAATTTTTAATAAAAACAAATAATATGGAAATAACAACAAAATTATTAGAAACAATCTATAACAGAGTAGAACAAATTTATTTGGCCAAAACCAATAGTACGCCAGACTCAATTGAATTAACTAGTAACGGTGATTTTTATTGTAACGAATCGTGGAGTACCTCATATGGAGGAATCGATTATAGAAGTGAAATAGTTACTGCGGAAGATTTAACTACCGATTTAGACGAGCTAATTAAAATACGTAAAGATAAAGAAGAGGTAGAAAGACAAGAGCAAGAAAAACGCCAAAAGGAAAATAATGAACGATATAAACAAGAGGAAAAAATAAAAAGATTTGCGGAGTTTGAAAAATTAAAAAAAGAATTTGGTTGTTAAATTAATCCAAATAGTATAAAATAAAAATAATGAATAAAGAATTTGTTAGCTATGAACAGGCATTAGCTCTTAAAGAATTAGGATTTGACGAACTTTGTTTTGGATATTGGAAATCTAAAAACTGGCTAATCCAAGAAAAAACAAGAACTGATGGATATACACATGCTGACCAAGAATGTTCAGCACCACTATACCAACAAGCATTTAGATGGTTTAGAGAGAAGTATGGATTATATCATTCAATAGGATTAGATAATTCATTGGAAAATGATGTTAATTGTGATTATCAAATAATAAACCACAGCCAATCAATATCAGAATTTGAAACAGATTTTAAAACCTACGAAGAAGCAGAACTTGAATGTCTTAAAAAATTAATAGAAATAGTAAAAAACAAATAAACATGGCGAATAACAAAAAATCTAGGTGGGCGATTTATGAGGAGGCAATAAAAGAAATTATTATTGAAAAGAATTTAGAATCAGACACCGAAATTGCAAGACAGGTTTGTCAAAAACTAAAACTTACACTTGAAAATAGTGAATTAAGAGAGTTTAGAAAGTATATTCTTAGAAATAAACGAAGAATACTAGACGACCACGAAGGCATTTACGATGCAACGGAAGAATTGAACGTAGATTTTGGGAACGTTAAACACATGTGGCTTAAAAATAAAACCGCTAGTTTGTTTATTAAGAATCCTAATTTTATAGAAGAAGGCGAAACAGAACCTAAAGAAATAGACTTTCTATCAATATTTAAGGATAAAATAGAACCTATTAGCCTAGCATCTACTCCAACTAAAATGGATGGCTTTGATAGATTTATTTACACAGACGTTCACGTTGGAATGTGTGTAGATAAAGATGGCTTTGCATTGTACGAAGGCAAGTGGGATGAGGAAGAGTTAAATAATAGGTTAGCAATATCCCTTAAATGGATATTAGAACATAAAAAGTTTAATACGTTGTATATCAGTGATTTAGGGGATTATATGGACGGTTGGGACGGCATGACAATTCGTAGAGAACACCATTTACCGCAGAATATGGATAACCAAATGGCTTTTGATGTAGGATTAAGGTTTAAGATTAAAATGATTGACAGCCTAATTCCTTATTACGACAAGATTGTTTGTAATAATATTACCGATGATAACCATAGCGGTTCATTTGCCTATATAGTTAATTCAGCATTTAAAGCTTACATTGAAATAAAATACCCTAATAAGGTTACAGTAAACATACAGCGTAAGTTTATGGACTACTATATGGTTATGGATAAATTCTGTATAATTGAGTGTCACGGGAAAGATGGCGGCACAATGAAGTTTGGTCTTAAGCCGCAAATAAATGATAAAATTATAAAAACTATTTCTCATTTTATTGACGAGAACTTCTTATACAAAAAAAATGTTATTATAGAGTTTGATAAAGGAGATAGTCATCAATCACTTATAGATAAATCTTGCAGTAAAAAGTTTCAGTACCATAACTTTCCAAGCTTTGCTCCTCCATCAAATTGGGTGAAAATCAACTTTAACAACAGTATGAGTGGCTTTACTTTTAGGAACTATTATTTAAACGGGCAAGTTAGTAATCACGATTATATTTTTTAACCTATGATTATACCTTCTTCCTTCCAACTTCTAGGACAAACGATTGAGATTATTATTGATAACGAATACTGCCATAAGAATAAGTGTTACGGTCAGTTTATACCTTTCGAGAATAAGATAATAATTGCTAATAAATATAAGAGTAAAAAGGTTTGGGTTGATTATAAAACTGAAATTATTGATAGCACGTTTTTTCATGAGATGATGCATTGCCTGTTATTCTACGCTGATAGTAAAAGTTGGCTTGATGAGAAGTTAGTAGATAAACTTGGTAATTTCCTTCATCAATATATGATAAGTAAAAAATAGGTATTATAGTAAGAAGATAAGGTTAAACATGACATTTAGAATATAAAACATAATTTGTTAATTAAAAAGATTTAATTAGTTATTATGAATTAAATTAATACTTTTGTGATATGAAATACATTAAATAATGACACGCAAAGAAACTATAATCACTTTAAATAACGAATATAATCGTATTTGCAACGCTTATGTAGACGAATTTGTAAAGAAACAAGGTTACGAATTTGATTACTGGGTATCAAGTGAAGTAGGTGGGATAGCAAGTTTTATTGAACAGTATTATTTTAATATGGAGGATATAGCTTACGATATGAATAATAACAAACCTAAAGGGAAGATATTTAGTTGGCAAGATTATAACATAAAGAACGATACCCAATGGACTTATTCTCAATACTGTAAAGGTTTAAGACGTAGACACAAAAAAATAGAAGATAAAGAAAATCCTTGTCAGGTAACGCTAACTCATAATGGAGTAGTAGTGAGTAGATAAATAATTAGTCAGGTGGCGGAAGTGGTATACGTTATAGGGTTGAGGCGTGTTAACTACCTATATTTTTACATGTTCGAATCATGTTCTGACTGACTTTGGGTTGGTTATCACTATACAACGAATAGAGGAAGTGTAAATATCGGAATGTCGTATAATGGCAATTACACTACCTATGAGAGGTAGAAAATGAGGCTCAATTCCTTGCTTCCGACTAAATTAAATAAAACTATGAACACGCCACAAGAAGAAGCAGATAATTTAATAGAATTATTCTCTCAAACATCGGAAAAAATAAGTGATTATAGTAGAATAGAATACCCAACAGCAGTATTACACGCAAAGTTATGTGTAAGTAAAATGCTTTCAAATACAGGCTCAGACAGGGCTTATTTACATTACAGTGAAGTACAAGAAATTTTAGAAAATATATAACATGGTAAGAAAAATACTAGGGTACTTGCAAATTCTGCAAATAGTATCAAACGAAAAAAGACATAAGGAAGGCTTAAAAAGATTAGGTGAAGGATATTTTAACGCATATAGATTCAACCCTTACAATCCGCTTAGTTATGTAGCATTAACTATAATAATAATAACAGCTATTTTAATGTTTGGATTTGTAGGAATGTGGAAAGAAATGGAAATAACCAACCCTTTTAAATGGCACTAAATAATAATAAAATGAAAAGTAAAAACGATTTTAACACGCAAGAAGAATACAGACAGTATTTATTTACATACTACTGCCCAACATGCCTATTATCCGTTAGTCAAAGTGGCTTAGGAGGAACTAATCAGTACGTTGCTGCTACTAACTTAGCTAAGGAATTAGTAGATGCAGTAGCACCCTTAGAAAAGGATATTCCACACCCAATGAAAGCCATAAAACCTACGGAACATTTACTAGAAGAAATAGCTTCTCAAAACAGTAGGAATAAAATAGAAGCTTTGCAAAGGATTTCTGACAGGTATATTCCTCAAAAAGAAGTAGATAAGTTAGTAGAAGCTAACAAAAGATGGTACGAAATGCATATAGAGATAAAAGGAACAGGAAGTAACAGAACAACCACTACTAACCCAGAAGTAGAAGGAGATATGTCGTGAGGGACTGCTATAATTGCAAATTAAAGCTACCATTATTCTTATTTGGTAGCTCAAAAAGCCCGGTTAAATGGTGCTGTAATAAAGCCTATGTATGTAAAGTATGTAACTTTATATTAGCCAAAGATAGGGTAGTAAGAAGGCAAGATGGCAAATTCGTAGTAATAAAATTAAGTTTAAAAGAAAGAATACAAGAATTATGGAAGAACTAACAGAAAAAGCAGAAATATTAAGTAAAAAACTTATTATAACAATCACTCAAGATAGCGATTGCGTAGAAGGTGGAGACTTAGGTCAATTCCTGAGTATAGAATCAGAAGAAGATGGAGGCGGAGGTGCTTTCTTTATTATGAAAACCGAAAGATGGTCTTTTAACGATTTTGAAGAACTTATTGAAACCTTAAATTTGTATAAAAATAATTACGATAAACTATGAAAGTAAATATATTATGGGATTGGACAGACTTTGGAATTATGTTCAGAATAGTTAAAGGTATGGGATATTCAAATTATTATTCATTTGTTGACATCCAAATTGGTTGGTTAAATATTTGGATAGAAGTTTTTAAAAGAAAAATAAATAAAATATAATGGAAGAAGGAAAATTAAAAATATCATTCAAGGCACATGGAATTAAGCAAGTTGCTACAATGAGTGATGCGGCAGGACTAGAAGAAATATACAACGCAATAAACGCAATGCTGATAGGTATGACATTTCATCAAGACCAAATAGACAATCATATTTTAGAATTAGCAGAAAACATAAGAATGAATGAAGACTAAAACAGCAGTAGCGCAGCTAATAACCTACATGAAGGCTAACCAATACTTTATAGGTAATAACTTAAACACAGAGTTTCAGAGATTCCTTCTAATAGAAGAGCAGGACTTAAAGAACGCTTATGCACAGGGAACTTACGATGAGGGAGCAATAGCCACAGAAGAAGACTGTAATAACTATTTTAAAGAAAACTTTACACAAGAATAAAATGACACCAATATATTTCCAACCAAAAGGAATTAACCCGAAATACTGCGAAGTAGGTATGATTTCAGAGACAGACCCTGATTACATTTGGTACTTAGATGAACCTTGTAAAATTTTAATAAGTGAAGTTAAGATTATAGACAAGGAGAATGTATTTTATAATAAAAAAAGTAGAAATTGCGAAATAATAAACAGAAAAAATGGAACTACCAATATTTAAACAACTTCTTAGCAAAATTAAGAAAACAGACGATACTATTGACGTATTATACAAATATATTAACATAACTACCATTACAGAGGAGTACAATGCTATAATAGCACTTTTACTAGAGCATTACTATGGAGAAGATGCTAACGAATGGATAGGTTGGTATTTGTACGAGAAAAATGGAGATAAGGACATGAAAGCTTTCGATAAATACGGCAAAGAGATATGTAGGAACGAGAAAGAGCTTTGGAAGTTATGCGAGGAAGCAAGAGCCGTAAAACTTGATTACAAAGAGAAAATACTAATGACAGATACTGAAAAAGAAGCTATGTTTGAATCAATGATTAAAAATATGGCGAATTAAAAAGATTTAATTAGGAATTGATTTTAGAATACCTATATTTGCTCTTGTGTTGAAGGAGTAGTTCTCATAATCTATTCCTGATAATTTGTTTTGTAATATAATCCCTCGATTTACTTCGAGGGATTTATTTTAAAAATAAATTTGGATTCTAAAATAATTGTTTTATATTTGTAGAACAATTAGGGAATAGAGTCTTAATTTTAATTGAATTTTTTTTGTATATTTATATTTAAAAAAAAAGCTCCGAGACTCTATTTCTTGGGGCTTTTTTTTATGCAAAAAACTAAACTTAAAATACCAGTACAACTTATAGCTGAATTAAATTACAGCCCAAGTATGAAAACATATTTCAAGTTAAAGCTACACAATAAAAGTGGTCATTATAAGCATATTTCTACTAAGTACAAGCAAATAGCCATAGACTTAAAGATAAGCGAAAGCAGCCTACGCAAACACGTTAATTTACTACAAGAAAACGGTTTTGTAAGATTAGAAAAAAATAAATTAGTATTAGTATCTATTTGGCGTAACCCAATAATAAATAAAGATAGAAAACATACTGCTGCTCATTACCAACAAATAACCAAAGTTAAAATAGACCCTACTCAATTAAAGCTAGAAATGGCTAAAATAAAGTTATTAACACAATTAAAAAGACAAAAATATAAAGCTAAAAAATCAGCAAAGAAAATATTTAAAAAAGATTCAGTAAAGAATAAAGCTAAAGAATTAGTTAGCGAACTAGCCCAAAACGGAGAATTTAAAAACATAAGAGAGAGAATCTACGCAGACGATAGTATAATCAATAAAGAACAAGAAATTGATAATATTATAGGTGGAATCAAATTAGTAAGCATAGCAGTAGCTGCTTACAAACAATCGCATGAGGGAAAAGCAATAGCAAAATCACAAAGTATCAGTCAAACAAGAATAGCAGAACTATTAGGAGTTAAATCAACTAATACTGTTAGAAAAAAGACTTAAATTACTAGAATCAAACGGAGTACTTTCTAAAGAGAGAGATGCAGTAAGAATGGTTAAATATAAAAAGTTCAACCCAAACAAGCATTTCTACGATAAATTTGGCAACCTCTATAATAAAGAGTGTTTCAGATACTCAGTCAACCTCAAACCTCTAAAGAAAGAAGCTGTTATATTTATGTTATAAATAGTACTCAAAAATTTACAAACCCAATAAAACCAATGGACTACAAAGATTACGAAAAGCCAACTATTATAATTATAATGGAACAAGAAGGCTGCGAAATAGTTGAATACGAACACGCCTACCGAGTAAATGGAATAGTTGAGATTTATAGAAACAGCTTAAAACTAAGAAATTTAATCACAACTGAAATACTTGTATTTAAAAAAGAAGACGATAGAATAAATCATGCACTAACAATAGTAACTAGCAATCCAAAAAGAAGCGCACACTATACTTTAGAAAGAAAAAAGGTATCAAAGCCAAAAGCAAAACCTAAAAAGCAACCACCAATAAAAATAAACCGAGCATATAAAATACCTTTTGGGAAATACAAAGGAGATGCGATTGGAGAAGTGCCTCACAACTACCTTAAATGGGCTATGGAAAACATACCTACCCTCCCGAAACCATTCAAAAACTTCTGTGAAAGTGAAGTACGAGCCTATTAAAAACATTTAACTAGATAATTCGGTTCTAACTAAATACATTTGTACTATGGAAAATATAGAAGAATTAAAAAGAACATCACTAGAAATAGCTTTAAGAAGCAGAGAATTTACTCAACTAGCACTTGAAACAAAAGATGCTATAGAAGAAGCAGACTCATTAGAAACTTTAAAAGCATGGTTTAGAGGTACAGTAGGAGAATTAGGGCTAAACAAATATTTTGGATTTTAGTAATGAACTTTGATGAATTAGATTTTATTGTAAATCAAACTCCAGTTGAAATGGAGTTTGATTTTAATGGTGAAACTTGGAAAAGATTTCCTTTAAATAATAATTATATAGTAAGTAAAAATGGTAATATTGTAAGAATAAAAGTAAAAGAAATTAACATAAATAGTATTGAAAGAATTTTACCAGCTAAAAAAATTAAAGGCAGTATTTTTGATACTGGTTATTTAAACACATCTATAAAAATAGGGAATATTAAAAGAAATTTAACTTATCATCAAATTATAGCAATAACATATTTAGGTCATATTCCAAATAAATTTAAAATAGTTGTTGACCATATTGATAACAATAAGCTAAATAATAAATTATCAAATTTGCAGTTAATATCTAACAGAGAAAACTCAAGCAAAGACAGAATTAATAACACAAGTAATTATACTGGTGTTACAATGGTTTGTAATAAAAATATAAAAAAATGGACTTCTCGAATTAAAAATGGAACTAAAAAACAAATATATTTAGGTACGTTTATTGACGAAAAAGAAGCTGGTCTTGCCTATAAAAAGGCTCTTAAATATATTCAAGAAGGGAAAGTTGAAGATATAGTTGCAAATCCGTATGTAGTTTCTTCTACTTACAAAGGAGTTCATAAAAGAAAAAATGGAAAATTTCAAGCTCAAATAGTTAAAAACAAAAAATATATGTTTTTAGGAACTTTTGAAAATGAAATAGATGCCCATTACGCTTATCAATCAAAATACAATGAATTGAAGGGAATTTTAAACCATTAAATTAATGTAATTTAAAACTAATATGTTATATTTGTACCTTAAAATTAGATTTAATATTATGGCTTTACCATTAATTATACCGATAGCAGGAATGGCTATGCAAGGTTTATCAGCACTTGCGTCTTACCAACGCCAAAAGGAAGCCGAGTCACAAGCTGCACAATTAGCAGGACAACCACTTCCTGAATATAAACCAACAGAGCAAACTAACGAACAATTTAGGATGGCAACTGCTGGAGTAGCTAGCCCACAAGGGTATAGTGGAGCAGAAACTTCTAAATTCCAAAATAGACTATCACAAATACTTGCTACTCAACAAGGCAACGCTCAAAACATGGGTGGAGGAGGAGTTTCAAGAGCAATTGGTGCAATGGGTAGTGCTAACGCTTTTAATTCTAACGCTGACTTTGCTGCATCTGATGCTAACTTAAACAGAGGGCAAAGAAATATTGCTCAAAGTAGATTAAGCAACATAGTAGGGCAAATTCAAGGCATGAAAAACCAAAATACTGCTTACTTACAAAATAGAAGACAACAAACCGAACAAGCATTAGGCAACGCTATAAAAAGTAATCGTGACCAATGGCAAGGCTCGATGATGAATATGGGCGGAGATTTACTAGGAGCAGGATTAACACCGAAATTACCTACGACAACAACTGGTTTAGGTGGTAGCTTAGGCAAAACATATTTAAGTACAGGAAGCAGAATGAATTTACCTAATAGATTTAGAAATGCAACCTACACAGCCCCAATTCCTAATTACGGAACAGGTGGAAATATGGGTGATGAATACGGAGATTCAGACCTTATAAATAAATACGGAGGTTAATTAAATTATGGCAGAAGACGTAACACTAGGACTTGCAGGAATATTAGGCGAAAGCACTAACTTAAAACCTATAAGTGACAAACCTTTTACAAGGGCAGCACAACAAGAATTAACTTTAGGATTAAAAGCTAAAGCTGATGAAGCTAAACTAGCTGCTGAAAAAGCTAAGGTAGAAAAAGAATATGCAAATATTATTAAACCTCCTGCAAATGTTGATAAAATTGGAGCTGACAGAATACAAAAAATAACTATTGAAGGATTGCAATCAGGCGAATTTAAAACCCAAATGGGCGCAATGTTAGGGCAGCAAAAAATGAATAGGGAGGTGCAATATAGTAACGATTTTAATAAATTAAAAGAAAGTGCTGATAAGATACTTTTAACAGAAGAAGAAAGAACCGCATTAAAAAACGATGATTTTACTAAGTTAAAGAAATTAGCAGAAATACCTGATAGTAATATAACTTGGGATAAAGTATCTGACAGACCTGTTGTTAAGCACGTTGTTCCTGATGTTGATTTAAATGCCGAGTACAAAAAGAATTTAGTATTTGGTAGTGATGTTAAGTTAGATAAAACTACAAGTAAATCATACAAAGATGAAAATGGACATTTGCATTCAGCATTAAGAATAGCCCCCGAAGTTGTTGATATGAAAATTAATTCATTATTTAACAATCCAGATTTTGCACAAAATTATTTACACAAAAACAAAGAAAAAGTAGCTGCCGAATTACCTGCCGAACTTGCAAAAGTAGATGCAAATAACCCTGATGCTGTTGTTGCTGCTCACTTACTTGCAATTAAAAATGCAGTAAAAAAAGAACTAGAGCCTACGTTTTGGAAGCAAGTAGACATTAAAGACGTACCTAAAGCAAGTGGTGACGAAAGTAAATATAGAGTAAATTCAAACGGAGATATAATTCCAATAAAAGGAAGTGGATTCACAGGAATAAGACAAGCAGACGGAAGCTGGTTATTAAATACAGGTGCAACAAGCGGAATTACTGAACAAAATATGACTATTATCCCTGACCTACAAGAGGCACTTTTAACAAGTGTTACAGGAGGTGATGCAGAAGGAAGCGGTAAATTTAGACAACCACCTCCTGAAGCTATTAGAATATTACCCACTAAAAGTAATTACTTGGGTGATGGAATGTGGGAAGTAGTTGGAGAAGACAAGGTGAAGCATAAAGCAGACACAAAATCAATGCAATCATTTTTTGGGAATGAATTAGTGGATAAGATGTTAAAAACATCTGAAAACAAAAAATATGTATCAGGATTTCATCCTTATCAGAAACCAGAAACTACTACTGAAAAGAAGGATTGGAGTAAAAACAAAAGGAAATAATTATTATGCCAAAAAAAACATATAAAGTAGGTGAAGACCTTTACGACATAGAAGAAAATGAAGCAGGTTCTTTTTTAAAAGATATGCCAAAAGCTGTAGAGGTAAAATCTTTTGTTTTAGATAAAGATACTTTTGATATCCCCGTAAACGAAGTAAATGATTTTATAAAGGATATGCCAAATGCAAAACCTTTATATGGCGAAAAAAAAAAGAATGGTTCACAACCAACTTTTTCAACAAGTGTGGAAGACTATACAAAGCCATTACCAAGTGGTGCAGAAGAAGTTTCGCAATCTCCATTAAAATCGAACTTAAAATCGGAGATACCGACAGTTAAGCCAATAATAGAGAAGAAACCAGTAGAAAGAATAGGACTTTATACCAACACTTTAAATAATATTCAAAAAAGAACTTCTGAAAATCTTTTGCTTGCAGACCAATTTAAACAACAAGGGGATGAGCAGGGTATGCGTAATATTCTAACGCAAATAGACCAAGACCAAAAGAAAATTGAGGTTTTAAACAAAGGTATAGATGCTCAAAAACAACAAGCGCAAATAGACCAACCAAATACTATTTCAAATAACTTACTAATAGGTGGGCAACAAGCATTAGGAATGTTAGCAAGAAGTGCTACATCGCTAGATGAATCAATTAATATTATTAAAAAAGATTTATGGGCATCTGTTGGATTAGCACCATCTAAAGAATCAGAAGCTGCTTATGCTAAATTTTTAGAAGAAAGTAAAGGCGGATTTAAACAGCCTTCAGATATTATCGCTCAAACAGGAAAAGATTTAATAAAAGCAGCAAACGAAAAATCTGAAATAAAAAATATTGGACTAGAAAATGGCGGTAGTGCATGGGAGTCTTTAAAAGATGGCAAAATAGCACAAGCGGCAGATTATGGGTTCAAAGGGTTTATAGGTAGTATCCCAACAAGCGCATTATTTTTAAACCCATACACAGCAACAGCAATTTCTGGAGGTACAGTTGGCAGTCAACTAGACGAAGCAATAGCAGAAAAAGGCAGCGCAAATGCAAATGATTTGGCAGCAGGTGTTATAAAAGCAGGTTTAGAGGTTATAACAGAAAGAATGTTTGGAGCAGGTAAAGCCTCAAGGGAATTAATAGCTAAGTTTGGAAAGGAAACAGCCGAAAGAATGGCTAAAGAAGCAATAGAAGCTGCTTTAAAGAAAACACTTACTAGTAAATTAGGTAAAAACACAGCAGAAGAAATTGGAGGAGAGGTAGTTAATCAAATAGGTTCAAATGTAGTTGATAAATATATACTTGATAAAAAAAATGTTGGGTTATTTGATGGAGTTGGAGATGCTGCTATTATATCTTTATTTGCAGGAGGAGGTCAAGGAGGTGCAACAACAACTTTAAATCATTATATTGAAAAGAAACAAGCTGCAAAACATCAAGAACTAAAAACTAAGGCAGATGATTTAATGAATCAATCATTAGACTCTCAAAGCCAAGTAGTGAGTAATGCTTTAGAAAAACAAGCAGAAAAGCTACATACAGAAGCGGATAAAATAGCTGAAGAACAAAATAAAATAGGCGAATTTGCAAACAAAGAAACAGTACAGCTAATAGAAGCCAAAAATAGCGAATTAGACGAACTAGAACAAGCAAAAAACGACCTATCTAGTGCAGATAATAGTGAAGCTATTATTGCGATAGATAGTCAAATAAAAGAAACAGAAAAAGAACATAAACTTTTAGTAGAACAAGCTAAACAAGAAGCTGACATAAATCAAGAAACAATAATTGAAACACCTGAAGAAACTAAAACCCCTCCTACACCAAGCAGCAATATTAGTAGTGAAGTACAGACACCTATTAACATAACAAATAACGAACAACAAAATGAAGTCGGGAAAAGTAGTGAACAACTGCGTGAAGAAGAAGTAGCTTTAGAAAACAAAATAATAGTATCAGGACTTAGTGACGGATGGACTGTAAGCAATAAAACACGAGCAGGAATAACCAAAGATTCTATTCAATATAAAGAGGCTTTTGACCCAAGAAATGAAAGTGGAGAAAATTCAGGCGAATCTTTTATTAAAATTATAGAAAAAAAAGGTAAAAAATACAGAGTTCTTGGATTAAGAATGAGTAATCCCGAAACAGTTCTTGACGGAAAATCAAACAGGTCTGGAATGAGTTATGCTACGATAGAGGATAACGGAAATCTTCCAGACAATATTGATGAATTGTTGATTAAAAAAGCTATTCAAGAAGGTAAAAATTTGTATGAAAATATTGTAAAATTGGAAGATTCTGATTTTATTTTACCAAAAGAATATAAGCCTAAAGAAACTACTAAACCAATAGAAGTAGTAGCAGAAAACAAACCCACCACCTTACCAACAGAAGATAAAAGTAAAGAGATAGCTTTACAAAAGGAAAAGGGCTATACAGATTCTATATTATATAAAGGAGATAAAGACTTAAAAGGTAATCCTAAAGAAGATTGGATGAATTTACCTTCAAGAAGTTCAAATATTGCAAAGCAAAAAGCAATAATAGATAAAGCGGTTTCTAGCGGTAGCGTAATTAAAGCATATAATGAGGGTAGAATATCTGCTGAAGATATATGGATTTTAGCTATGAATAAAGATGTTTCGCCAAGTTTGTTAAAAAACATACCTACTGAAATATTAGAAAAAGGGAGTAAAGAAGAACAAGCATTTAATGAATCTTTTGAACAAAAAACCGAAACCAACCTAACCGAGAAAGCACCCATAGGTGAAACCACCGAGAAGCCTACTGCCAAAGAAACACCGCCTAGCGAAAGTCCAGTTTTTAGTGATAAAAACGGGACAAAGGAGGAAGAGAAAAGCCCTTTTAAAAATAAAAGCAAGCAAGAATTTATAACCGAAAGGCTTGATAAAATACAAGAGATAAGAAAAAGAATAGAAGGCACTAGCGAAGAAAAGAAAAAAAGATACGATAAGCTTTCGTTAGAACTAGGCGATGGGGAGAAAGCAATTGTTCAGATGATGAAAGAGGATTCTGACAATATTAAAGTGGAGATTGATAAACTTCCAAAGATACCTAGAACTAAGGTAGAGGAACAACAAGAGCAAGGCGAAAAACTTTACAATAAAGCAGTAGCCGACTTAGGGTTTAAAAGCAGCGAAAGACAATGGGGCGACAACGTAAATCCATTCGGAGATGAAATGGGCGATGTGCTTCAAAACAAAACAAAAGATGCTAGTATATTCATTAAGCCTAATGAAGTAGAAGTTGAGGACGAAGAGAATGATAATAGCATTGAAAATGTTACAAATGGCGTTAAGGTAGAATTATTATATACCGACCCAAAAGAAAGAGGCAAAGGGAAAGCGAAAGAATTATTAAGAAAAGTAACTAAGTGGGCTGACGAAAACAATGCTACTTTATTTTTGGATATTGCGCCTCAAGATGACGCAACAACAGAAGAAGGGCTTAAAAAACTGTACGAGGCAGAGGGTTTTGTTTTTGACCAAGATAATGGGCAAAGAAAGCCTAATTCGCAAAAATCATCAAAAAAAGCGACAGAAAAAGCCACAAAAGCCTTGAATACCGCAGAAGTAGAAGCGGTAACTAAAGTTTTGGCTGCGGAAGAAAAGGAAAGGATAAAGCTAGGAGATGCTATTTCCAATAGAAAAAGGAAAAACGAAGCCGACAAAACAATTAAAGAAACTGAAAACGCTAATGCAATACTAGCTATAACCACCAACTTAGACAAAATAAGAGAGAAATTACTAGCTAGTGGAGATATAAAAGCGATTGATTGTAGTTGGGTTAAAAAAGTTTAATTAGGAATATTTGAGATTAGAAATACTTTTGTCAAAAAATAAAAACTATGACAATGCAAGACGAAGCTTTTGAATATCTTTTAAAAAACGTAAATGACTTTGTTATTCCAATTAGAATAACATCAAGGCAAGCGCAAAAAGTATCAGACATATTAGGATACGACTATGCTACAATGAGTAAACTACAAAGGAAGTTTTTTAAAATGGATTGTATTTGCTCTATCCAAAATGGATATTTTGCAACACCTCTTTTTAATGGATTAACAAATTTATAAATATGAAATGCGATAGGTCAATTGAAAGAACAAATTGTGGGTTACCTTATTGGGATGACTGCGAAAATGAAGCTAAATATAAGGTAACTTATAGAGAAGGCACAAGAGGGAATACGGTAAGTGAAAATGTATGTGGATTACATAAAAATTCAATAAAAAAACTTTGCGATAGAGCATTGAAAAAATACAATTTCAACACGAACTACGAAGAAGTGGCGATTTAGCCATTAAAGATAAAAGCCCCACAGTATTCGTACAGGGCAAACAAACACCTTGCACTTACAGTAATCCATTTATACTGCAAGTGCGGGTGTTTAATTTAAAAGTATGGTAATAGAACTAAATGGGACTAGCGCAAAGGTATTTGAAGCCAAAGCAAAGAAAAATTTAGATTTTTATTTAAATAACCCTGAGTTAAGGGTAAAGATAGACAAGAAAAAACTTAGAACGATATTAGATAAAGCTAACTTAGATTAAAAATGGAAGCGCATAAAATAACAACAATACAAGAGATGTTCGATATAGTTACGGTAGAGAATTGGGAAAGATTTTCTGCTGACATTATGAAATTACTTTACGATACAGCTACGTTAAAACAACAACTTAAAAAGGATTTTCCTGATTACAAAGGAGTTAAAGCCAAGTATATTTATTGGATAGACGATGGCTTAAACAAGACAAATTTTACAATTGCCCCTAGCAATGAAGAGTGCGACCATAAGTGGTTCAGAACGACTAAAAACCACAAACCCGCTAAAAAGTGTACCGAGTGCAGAGAGGTAAGGATAATTTAAAATATTAGTACAAACGAAGTAATGGGTTAATAGCGATTCCCACATTAAACAAAGACTGCTCGGCTACCTTTCTGAGCTGCCTACTAATTCCCATTACCGTAAAGCGGGTAAATCTTAAACGGTGAGAGTGTCTGACTAATACCTTCGGAACGGTTGTTTGTATCAGATAACAAACAAAAATAGAAAGCTATGCTAATACAGCGTAGCTTTTTGTTTTTGTTGAAAAATCCCTATCTTTGCATCATGAAATACGAAATACCAAAAAAAGCAATGAACATCATAAATTCATTAGCTAAACTAGAACTAGGACAAACAAGCTTTTACAAAAGACTAGCCCAACAAGCCAACAAAAGCGGATTCCTATTAGCCGAGAAATATTTCATAGCCGAAAGCATAGAAGAGAATGAACACTTCTTAGGCTGGCAAAATTACGTTAATGGCAGAGGAAACGACTTCTGTGTGCCATCAACTGAAGAATATGACATAGAAGCCAAAGACCTAACAGAACTTATAGAACTAAGCCTAGAAAAAGAAATAGAAGTAAGCATAGCCTACAACGAAGCATACAGCGAACTACTAAGCATAGACGTGCCTACTGCCATAAAAGCAATAGAATATATAGTAATTCAAACAGCAGCAGTAGCAATATACAAAGACTACGCAGCAACATTTGAAGGGCTAGATAAAAGCGGTCAATTAATAGCAGAACATAGCATTTTTGAGGAGAACTAACTATGGAAAGCGAATGCTGCGGAGCAGAAGAATGGATTCAAGATACAGGTATTTGCGGCACATGCCGAGAACACGCTGATTGGATGGACATGGAAGAAGAATAACACTAACACATTACAATTTTAAAACGCCCTCCATGCCTATCATTGCGATGCACACTTTGGAGGGCTTTCTATTTTGTGTGGATAAGTTTTAACTAAATATATTTTCGTAAATGGTTTAATTAATTATCTTTGCCACATGAAAATAAACATAGAAAAATTTACCAAAGAAAGTTTTGGCTCACTAACTACATTCACAAATAATAAAAGTGGGGTAACAATGTTCTTGGGAACTGAAATAGCAAATATTTGGGGACACACAAATTTAACCCAAGCTATAAAAGCAGCAAGTTTAGATAGTACGGAATACAAAGTAATTAATCTTAAAGACTTTAAGGATTTTAAAAAACAACTGACTAATTCAAAATTAGTCGGTGGGAGAGCGTCTTCGGTAACATTATTAGCAGAAAGCGGAATGTATAAGTTATCACTTGCATCAAATTTAGAAACAGCGCAACCATTTAAAGATTGGGTTACAAAAGAAGTTTTACCTAATATTAGAAAATATGGTAGCTATAATTTAAAGATAAGCAAAGCGGTTCTACACGCACAAACAGATAGATTAACTCAATTAAATAATAGTAAATTAATAAATACTGAAAACTACAATAAAGGCGGTAAATATTCTACTATTGACTATAATAGAAAGAATTGCAAACAAGTAACAGGGCTTGAGCCAAAAGAAATAAAAAACTTGTTTAATGCAAATAAAAGTAAATCAGCAAAAGAAGTATTAAGAGAAAATAAACCAGAAATGGCAGCAGTAATGAGTTTAAATGACCATTTAATTATTAACCACCATGTAGAATTAGAGCAATTAAGAGAACTTGATAAAGCCTTTTTACCAGCATTTAAAGAATTAAATAAACTAGGAATAGAAATAACGAATTAAATAAACAAAAACATGATAACAGAAAAAGAAAGAATAGAATCTTTTGAAAAAGATTTAAGCTTATTGCTTAAAAAGCATGGCGCAGAAGTAGTTTTAATTGACGAAAAAGAAAACGGTGTCGAAGAAATTTTCGTTATAATGGATATGGTTTACGAGCCGAATAGAGATAAGATAATCAAAGAGTACGCTGCCATTAATTATATGAGATACATAAAAGGTTAAGAAAACAACTTACAAAAAGAGTAAGCTGCCTTATTTCAAGGTGGCTTTCTTTTTGTAACAAAAAAAGACTAAATTTGTTACTTTAAAAATACAAACACTATGCCTTGTAATATAACTTTCACTCCTATTGGCGCAACAGAACCTATAACACTAACAGAAGCAGAATGGATAACATTTTTAGCAACACCTGATGAAAACGGCAAGACAGAATACGACAAGCTAACCGAAAAACTAGCAGGAACAGATAACGCATTACCTCCAATAACCCCACCAAAAGCACCTAAAAAAGAAGCTGCCCCAAGTGAGGGAGGGAAGAAGCTAATGAGAGGTGTAACAAAACAATTCCTAAAAGAAAACCCTAGCTTAGCGGAAATACTTTCGGAAGATGCTATTTATTACGACCAAATGCCAAACAAACTTTCAGAGGCAGAAGCTAGAAAAATAATTGAAGTAACACCTATTGACTATTTAGAAAAAGGAATAAGAGATTTAAACAACGGAATGAACGGTGCTGTAAGAAATATTATTGCTCAACTAATAATTAAAGAATATGATAGACTAGGCAGAAGCCAAGACGCAATAGCCTTGAGAGAATGGTTAGCATTTGCTAGTACAGATTTCGGACAGTTTAACCAAGCAAATTGGAAACTACCTACACTAAGCCCCGCAACAGAAGTATTTGCTGTAAGCCAAGCAATAAAAAAGATTAACCAAGAACGTGCTGAAAAAGATGGCAAACCTAAAAAGATTGCCAAAGAATTTAAAAAAGCCAATAAGGAAGCGGCAAAAGAAGCAGTAGAAAAAGTACAAGGCAAAATAAACAAGATTACCCAATCCCCTAATAGAAAATCACCAACATACGGGTCTAAAAATAAATTAGTAACAAAAGAAAATTATGATAAGTTATTAAAAGACTTAAATAAAATGACTTTTGCTGCTGCGCTACCTGTTCAATTGATTCCAATAGGAGTTTACCATATAGAAGCAGGGACAAGAAATTTTATAGCATTTAGCGAAGCAATAATAGAAGCAGTAGGAGAAAAGGTAAAACCATTCTTAACCGACCTTTATAACGCAGCTATTGATAAAGTAGATACAGAAATTAATGAAGCAAGAGGCAAGAAATGGAAAGACAAATTAGAAGCAGCATTAGCAAGAGCAGATAGAAAAGGAATCGAAAAAGCAATAGCTAACCTACAAAACATAGCAAAAGAAGATGGCTTATGGGGTAAATATAGGGATATGGCTGCAAAAAGGTTAAAGAACATTAGCCTAGAACAAACAAGTACAGATATAAGAGAAAATGCTGCCTTAGAAGATTTTACTAATGGATTAGTAAGAAATATGCAAGCAAAGATTATAGAGTCATTACCAGAAAGCGAAAGAATAAGTAAACCATTAAGAAGTTCAATTGAAGTTATTGGCGATGCTTATAAAAACTTAGATAAATATGCAGACGTTTGGGAGAAAACTAAAGCAGAGTTTCAGGAGAAATACAAAGACAACGAACAAGCGTTAGAAGCTATTGATGCTTACTTTGGAGATATATTAGCAACGCCATTTAGTCAAAAAGAAATTACAAAAGCTGTAATAAAAGGGCTTAAAGACGAAGGCGAAACTATTGCAAAAGTAGCTCAACAGCATTATACTATTTACGATGCAACAAAAAGAAGCCTAATAGAAAAGTTAACAGAAGAAGCTGGCTTAACAGAAGAGCAAGCAAAAGAACTAGGAGACGCTATAAGCAAAGAATTTGATAGATTGGCTTTAGAGAAAAAACAACAAATACTAGCAACTATTTTTAGCAAAAAAGAACGTGGCAAAAATCAAATAAAAAACCTAGAATCGGAGTTAATAAGACTAACTAACTTAGGCGCATTTAGCGATGATGCTTTAGTAAGTGCTTATGCAGAGAAAATGGGCTGGGCAACATTAACTCCAGAAAACATTAAAGAAATTGAACGACTAGCAAACATAGTAGAAAGAACTGCCGATGGGTTAAAAAAAGCAAGTGCTATTGAGGATTTATTAGGATACCAAGCTAAACTTAAAGGAGTATCACTTATTGACGTAATGTTCTCTGTGTGGTATGCAAATTTACTAAGTGGGTATAATACACAAATAGTAAATGCCGCTTCGGGATTATATAATACTTTTGCGGTATTTGGTATAGCAACATTAAGAAGACCTAAATCAGTACCATTCCTTGTAAATGGTTGGCTGAATGGAATAAAACAAGGTATGCTTGAAGCTAAAAGCACATTAGTAACTGGATACAGCCCACTAAGAGGGAGAGTAGAAGTACCTTCAACATTAGAATTATATCCATTTAAAGGTGGGAGTATTAACCCTGCTAATTATTTGAAGTACGTAAGAAGAATAATGGCTGCTACCGATGTTTTTATTGCAGGTGGACTTAAAGAAATGAGAGCCTACCAATGGGCAAGAATGATGGCGGTAAATGATGGCAAGTTAGAACCTAGCGTAAATACAAGGCAGCGAGCTTTAGAATATTTAAGAAAAGACGATAATTCAATAAATGAAACTAAACACCTAGCAGCACTTGAACTACAAAAAGAAATAGAGGAAATAAATAATGAGCCTATTAGCCAAAAAGAAAAAGATGCCAAAATAAATAAGGCTAAAAACGATGAAGGAAGACGTGTATTTGAATTAATTGAAATGGGTAGAGGCTCTGAAATAATAGAAGAAAGTGCTAACTTTGCAGCAAGGTCAACTTTTAATTACAAAACAGAAGGGCTTTTAGGTGGGTTAGTAACAAGTATCAATAATTTCATAGAAAAAAATAATAAAACAAAACTATTGAAATTTGTAGTTCCTTTTACAACAATTGTAGCAAACGTAGCAAATGAAGCACTAAACTATACACCTGTTGGATATATAAGAGGAATGGGTAACGGCTCTATTTCAAATATGCCTAGAAAGGATTTTGAAGATATGTCAGAAACAAGACAAGCAGAATTTAAGGCAGAACTTAAAACAAAAGCATTAATAGGGCTTGCGCTAACAACGGCAGTGGCAATGCTAACAACACTTAAAGGAGATGATGACGATGAGCCTATACTACAAATTACTGCAAACGGAACAGGAGACTATCAAAAAAATGAATTATTAAAGAAAGACGAAGGATGGCAACCATATTCACTTAGAGTATGGAATCCTATAACTAAAAAATATGGAGCATGGGTTTCTTATAGATATACCCCTTTAATAGTAATGTTTTCTGCCATTGGTAATTTAAAGGATTACGAAGCATATAGGAGAGAAAAGCTAACTGATTCGCAATGGACAAAACTTGGCGTGGCAATGACAGCTACTTCACGAGTATTTTTTGACGCAACTTTCTTGGCTTCTATTAATACGTTTTTAGGAACTTTATTTAGTGGCGCAGCAGCTTCGGAAGATAACGCAACTAACTTATATAAATCAGCAGTAAAAACAACTAAATCAGTAGTTGTCCCCGCATTATACACCCAAGCTGCTAAGGAAGTAGAAGCAGCGTTTGATATTCCCGTAAAACAAACGAAACTAAACCCGCTAGGAATGATAGTTGAAGATATTCCTTACTTGAGAAACTACTTTGAGAATAAAATAGACGCACTAGGCAAAGAAGTAGTCCCTGATACCGATATATTAGTTTCTGCGGGAGAAGGCAATAAAATAGTTAAGCTATTGGCAGAAAAGAAATCATTAATAAAACCGCCCGACATAAGAAAAGAAGTTTACTTTGATACTGCCGAACAAAAGGATAAAGTAATGAACGGCAAACAATTTAAAATATACTCAGAAACTAGAGGTGCGGAAATATCTAAATTCCTAGAGGATAATTACGATGAACTAAAGAAAATGGACTTAGAAGATGCTCAAAAAGCTATTAGCAATGGAGTTTCAGAAGCAACAGTTATAGCTAAAGCTAAGGTTTCGTTTAGCGAAAATGACTTTAAGCAGTTTTTTGGAGAAAAAGAAAAAGAAAGTTTGGCTCAAAAAGAAAAGAAAGCAAAAGATACCGAAGACCAAATTGCCTTTGACGAGAAGCATGAAGTAACTGCCGAAGAAAAAGCGTTCAGAGAAAGAACTAAAGGGAAATCTTTTGACGACTTAAAATTCAAAGTTTACCTACCTACTTTAAAGAAATCAACCGACCCGTCAACCGACATAAAGAGATACAAAGAATTGAAGTGGATAACAGACGTTCAGCAAAAAGAACTAGAGAACGAACTGAAATAACAAACAAAAAATCAAGGCTATCTAATTTTCAGATAGCCTATTTTTTGTTGCATAAAACTACTATCTTTGTACCCATGACAGGTTCACAGATATACGGAATATTAAAAGCATTATACGACTTCCCGATTAACGGAATAGTACCAACTGCAAGCGTAAACAAACAACTCGAACAAATACAAGGAGAATACTTCAAACCAATGTTCAAACTATTTGGCGAGAACGGTGAAATAAACGCAGAATTAGAACCACTAATGCAAACCTTTAGCGTAGCGACACCAACCAATAACAAAGTATCAAAAACAACTGATATGACAAATTACTTTGGGCTAATAAACCTAGACGCAACCTTTGTAGTAAACGGCAATACTTACACAAATACTGCTTCGCCATTACCGCCAAACGCAATGAAAGGAAGTTTCAGCGATGGAACATTTTTATACCCCAAATACTTTATAGTAAATAACGATATAAATATTTCCCCAAGTACTGTGCAATGCACACTAGCAGAAGGAAACTATTTTAGAACACCATTTGCAATAGACGTAACAGACAGCACAACCCAATTAACTTACAACCTAAACACCATAACAGGCATAGTACGTCAATTACTTTCTGCTTATGGATTAAGCCTCTCAGACCCACGCTACCAACAATGGGAGAGAGAAATTATGCAAACAAATAATACTGTGTTAAGATAATTTAATTAGGAATAGCAGAAGTACTTCTTATTTTTGAATTATGAACCTACAAGAATTAAAATCAATTATCAATTCGGGGCTGCCTGATGACGTAGTAAAAGCTGAAATTATTAACTCTCTTGCAAAGGATGAAAACGTAATCACTGTTGTAATGAAAATTCTAGAGCGTGAGAGGCAGTTTAAAAAAGAAATACACGAAGAAATGAACTTACTATTATCTAAAGCGCATATAGGGCTTGATGATAATAAATTTAATGACGGCAATTTTATGCAAAAAGAAATTGTGGCTTTCTACACTAAATACAAAGGATATATCGGGCATTGTTTTAAAAATTTGTTTGACAGTTAAAATCATTATCTTTGTACCACAATGGCACTACTACCAAAAATAAACCTATACCAAAACAGCGAAGACAATTCCGTTGTAGAAATTTTAGACACAACGGGACTGTATTCAGCTAACAATAGCGGAGGCTATAACTCGCCAAATCTCCCTATTTCTGATAGTTTTGGCGTACTTAGAGTAGGAAACTACCTTAGCTTACAAAGCCTAAACTCCATTAGTAGCGGGGCTTTAACCCAATACAAGGAGTATATAAAAACTGCGGGAACTATAAAAACCTACGACAATAAATTAATAGGAGTTGGAAGTATTTTTACGCCATTTATAGCGGGTATAACAGTTCAAAGCGGAGATACTTTTGAAGAAACGGGCTACTATTACACACCGATAGGGACATGGCGACCAAGCGTAACTACGCCAATATATTTGACAAGCGAAAACTTAGGGCTAGGAATTAACAATACAATTATAGACACAATACTTCCAATAGAATATAAAGTATTTGGGGCAAGCGTGGGCGACCCTTTAACGGTAGTAGGAATGGAATACTTAGTTCAAAGCGATGGCGCAACATACGAGAACGATACTTATAGGGCGGGGGAAACATTCACGGCTTATAGCGTTGCTAGTGCAAGCGGAGATTTTAGCCCATACGAAGGAGGTTACTACAATGTATTTCAAACCTCGTTCAATATTACTCAGCAATTAAAGGATTTAATTGTGAGTAATATTAACAATCCAAAGCCACAAAACGAACAGTACCAAACAATTATAGCAAGGTTATACTCAAGGATTCAAGCAATGACGTGGAATAACGGACTAGGAAACGTAAGTCAAACAAACACTTACGACAACATACAAGACATAGCCAACACTTGCACAGCTTTGGCAAATAATAATTACTAGGTTAAAGAAGTTTAATTAGGTTTAGCGTAAGTGAATACTATTTTTGTGTTATGGAAACGACCAACGAAAATATGATACAATTTGAGGTAATTGCAGACTATCCTAACGCCTTGTATAAAAAAGGCGAAATGATATACACTTTTAAAGAAGGAAATGCTTACGCTTTACAAAATTCAGAAGACGTATGCCTATTTGATTACCCACAAATATTTAAAAAGCTATAAAATGAACGAACTAAAAGACTTTGATAATGATGGCTTTAAAAGAGATAGATATTAGTATTTGGCTTGAATGGAAACTAATAAACGACAAAACAAAAAATTACGAATTAATAAATAAAGATAAACAGAAATGAAAAGATTAAAATTAGCACTAAAACGTCTTCTTCGCAAAACCGATATTAGCGGTAATTATGAACAACCACAATATAATAACGGAGATTTAGTTCCGCTTATTTGGATGATTGAAGAACTGAGAAGAAGAGAAGGTGGTTGCACAATGAATGAACTTATTGCAGAAGCAAATCGGAACTTTAAAGGGGTTGAACAGATTAAACACCATACAATAAATTACCGCTAAAATTGGTTAATTCGAAGAAGCCGACTTTTAAAAACAAATGTTGAATTAATAACTAAAAGATAAAAATGGAAAGACTGATGACAATGATAGATTACGTGTTGGAACAAGATAAACACAAAGAAGTAAGATATAAGCAAATAGTTGATTATGCTAATTTTTTAAAGCAACCACTTACACTAGGAATGTTTATACCTTGCGATAAAGATGGTAATATTTCAGTACCGCCTCAAAACAAATGGCAAAGTAACGAAGAAAGATGGGGAACTTCGGTTAAAACAGAGTACTGGAAAGCATACGAAAAAGAAAAAGAATCAGTTTTATTTGAAGGTTGGGAGTTAAACCAAAAAGATATTTCTAAACTTAAAAATGTAATTTGCATAACAAGAGGAAGGATTCAACTTTCATTCTTTAAAAAAGATAATCAAATATTTTTTGACCATTTACTTAATGGAACAACTAAGATAATCAAAACTATTGAAGATTTAGTGCCACAGCAACTAGAATTAACTAAAAAATAATGAGACTATCGCTTAGCACAGTTGCTTTAAGTAACGAAAAGATTGAGCTGCGCTCATTTGGTAATGACCCTATTCTATTCTTTACTAAAGACGAAAAAGGAGAAGTTAGGATTCAAATTCATAACGAAGATAAATACATAGTTGAAACTTGGATTCCAAACGACCAATTAAAAGAAGTAATTAAATTTTTACAAAAACAAATAATAGAATAATGTGGATAAAATTAGAGGTATATAATGGAGATTCCTTTCTAGGGTCTATTTATACAAACGAAACAACAGAAAGTGGTATTAAGCGAGATATTGACGAAGAATTTAAAGATTGGACTAAATACAATATAGGTAATTAAATTAAATAAAAAACATGGAAAAACATATTTTAGTAAAAGTACCAAAAGACAGCACTGATTATTTTATTAATAATGCAGGATGCTTAAGATTTTCTACTCAAGAAGGTCGTTTATCTTCTATTGTAGAGCCAATGGAAATTGGGGAGTATTTAGAGAATACCAAGCATGATTTAATTGGAGAATCGGTTTTAAATAACGAAAAAATAATAATCATAAAATACAAATAAAAATGGGAACAACAATTGAAGAGTTAGTTAAAGCAATCGAATTAACTAACAACATTAAGACAGTAGAGTATAATACCGCAACGGGCTTGTGGTGTATAAAATATAAGCCAAATTTAAAGCCTGATATAGTTACAACAGATGAATTAATGAACTGCTTTATAACAAACGAATAATATGAAAAGAATATATTTAGCCTTGATAATAATGATTATTGGTTGTAATTTTGACAATACAGAACCAATAATAGTTACAGCATTTAATTCCTACAATAATTATTGCGAATACACCGTTCAAACTAATGGAGTACCAAGATTTAGGCACTTTAACGATAGTTGCGGTAAATTTAATATTGGAGATACAGTAAAATTTATAAAAACAAACAAATAATATGAAAAATCAAATCAAAGAATTGCGTATTCAAATAGATGCGCTACACCAATTAACATTACTACTAATGCCCGTAACAAAAGAGGTGCATTACAAATTTAGTAACTCACAAGAAATAGAAGATGCTGCACATAGCCTTATTTATGCAAAAGCATGGCTAGGGAAATGTATGGCAGAACTTGGCGACAAAACACCTTACGCTAACGATGGTAAAAGAAAATCGGTAGAAGATATTGAATTACCTACTGATGTAGCAACGGGAGGTAGAGATACTTTTACCCAAGTAATTGATTGGGATAGTACCAACCACGTTGAAAGAGTAGATTGGATAAGAACTGAAATCCAAGCAATATTCGATAAGCTAGAAAATATTGAAGGCGAAGTTGATGAAAGCGTAAATACTAAACCTAATTCTAAACTAGAACGATATACAAATATTTCTTTACAATATCTAGCAGAAGCACGTTTTGCATTAGGGTTTGAATTAGGTAGAGTGAAAGCATCTTTACTATCTACTCCCCCGCAATTGGTTCAAGTAGATTAGTGCTGACTATGAAAAATAAAACGCTAGGGGACTTTGACGTTTGGTATAAAAAATGTCAAAACTGTGGTTACGACACAGCAAAAAGTCATTTGCCTTTAAAAGACGAGAACAAAACGTGTTGGAAATGTGGGTACTCAGTAAGTAGAGATTTTAGTGAGCGAGCATTGAAGCCTAAAAAATAAACAAAAAGGGATAGCTGACTTACTTCAAGTCGGCTTTTCTTTTTGTTGCATAAAACCCTTATCTTTGTAATGACATGAACACTCATAAACTAAACGAAATAATACTAGAACAAATAGCCTTAGAACAAAAAGGACTACCAAACAACAACTACCTAAACAAAATAATAATAGAAGCAACAAACCTACTAGCAGCCCAACAATTTATAGGCTGTACTGAAAGCGATACACTTTTAATAACTAATAGGCTAAACCAACTTTTAGGATTTTGGCGAGCGACAACACGTTACACGCAAGGAATTTTTAACGGATATTTTCAAGTAATAGCTTAACTTTGCAACATGAATACATTAAAACTCGTAGATGAATTAGTTAGAGCCGTAAATAGTGGCTATAACAGCAGCGATAAAAAAGTTGACGATAATTATATTTTTGAAATGCTGCCACAATGGAGAGCGCAAGTGATGATACTTACTTACAATGGCGGTAAATTACAAGGTAGTAATACTATTATAAAAGGTAACAAACTTATACCTGCAAGTTGGAAGCAAGAAGTAACCTATACGATTAATTTATTATCACAAGACCCAACATTAGACTATCTAACGGTAGAAGGATTACCCATAGTAAGCTTAAATGAATACAACGATGGAATACAATACTTCGGAACTAAAAGCATAGCTAATGGATTCTTTTACGCAAGAAGCTTAAACGAAATTCAACAGTTTAAAGATTTACGCCTACTAGCTAAAAAACCTGCTGTGCTAATAGTAGGAAACGAAAGAAGGATTTACGGAAATAAACTTTTAAAAGAAGTGTTAGAAGTAGGAATATACCAAAACCCTTACGCAGCTAAAGCTAATTTTAACTACGCTACGGACACTTTTCCGATTGGAGAAGGTGATATTCCTTTAATGAAAGAAATAGCAATAGCAGCGTTAAGAACAGAGTTTAGAGCCATAAAAGATGTAACTGCTGATGCTGGGAATGAACAGCAAGCAGCTTTAAAGAATAGTATTCTAGGATAATAATTTTAACAAACAAAAAAGCCCTAACTAAACATTAGGGCTTTTTTGTTAATAAGTCTTGAAAGCAAAGTGATTGTTAATATCTGCAATTCGTTTGCCTTCTTGGCTATCGCTTTCAGCAGCCAATCCTCGAATATATCTTTTCTCTACCTTGTATTCGTGCAAGTAGGTAGCATATTTAGCCATTTGCGAAGGGTCGCCACGCTCTAAACAGAAATCAGACATAACTCCATAGGTTAAACACAAATCAGCTACTCTAGGCAAAGATAATTCGCCATTTTCATCTAAAGCAATACCAATATATGATATTTGGCAATAAGAATCTTCAATTTGCGTTCCAAACCACACATATCCGTCTTTAACCCTAGCAGAAGTATTATTATTAAAACTGCCCTTATAAAAACCGTTAGTTGGCATATAAGGAGCAGAAGAATTAAGACTACCAATAGAAGCAAAAGTTCTTATAGGATTATGACCTTCAAGAATAATAAATCCTTTCGGCAACGGTGCTGTAAACGTGGTTAAATCAATAGGTATTTGCGCAACGTGAGAAGGAAACACAAAGAAGTTCCTTAATTGTCTTACCTTATCATTTAAACTATTGTAAAGGTACGCATCGTGTAAAGGCGTATCACTTATTCCTAGTTTTAATTTTACTCGTTGTATAATTTCATTTTCAGAAACCACATCGTAAATCCCGTTGTCGTTAGTCATTATTATTTAGTTTTAATTATGTATGGAGTTTTCTCAACTCTCACTCTTTCTATTTCAGTTGAATACCACTCTTGTAACTCTACGCTTGAAATACGAGGGTCTTGCGCTAATTCAGCAATACACTTAGCTTCACTTTTACCAGTATCTTTAAGGAATTGGTATCTATTAGAAATCATATCGGCAGTAACATCTTGTCCTTTACCCATGATTTGCATCAGTTTATTACTTATTTTAAGCTTAGTGCTTTCAATTTCTTTAAAATCTCTATCCTTTTCCATGCGTTCAAACACAGCAGGTTTAGTTTTTAATCCATCACCAATAGGTTCAACAGTAGTTTCTGCTAATTGAATATCAGCACTAGGTTCTGAAATACCTAATTCAAGCTTCAATAAGTTATACTGTTGTTTGTTCTTTTTAAAGTAAGCCACAGCTTCATTAGCATCAGTACCTATATTTTCTTCGTTAAACATGAAGTAAGCACCAACCTTTTCAATAATAAACTTATCGTTCTTAATCAAAACAGTACCTTTAGTAACAGCTACTTGCATTGAATCTTCTAATTTCTTAGCAACAATGCTGTATTTGTTAATGTCAGAATTAACTAACGATACACAATGGTTAAATAAACTTCTTTCTTCGTAACCACTAATATTCTTAACACCCCAAATGTAGGCGAAATCAATTAGCTTTTGCTTGTCATTTTCGAACCATGATTTCAATTGAGAAGTAGCATCAATAACTAAGAAATTATTTTCAGTTACTTTTTCAATTTTAGCTACGTTATCAATGTAATCATACTTCACTAAGTTAAAGTTCACATTAGGGTTTAATTCAGCCCCTGCATCGTTTCTAAAAGATACTTCGTTATGAAGTTTAAGGAAAGCTAACAATACTTTAATATTATCATTATCCTCTGGCGATAGACCATTTTCTACTGCTTCTGTACTTGAATCAAAATAAGTAAAAGTAGTAAAGAATACTTTCTTATCGCCCTCTGTCATAAATCCATTTAATTCAATTGAATGAATCTTATTTCTTTCAGCAGCTTGTATTGATTTCTCATCTAAGCCACTAGGCAAATAATCTAATTTACGCAATACATTTCCTTCAGAAATAAGGCAAGCCCAATCTCCTTTGTTTACGTTTGTTGTTCTAGCTTTCGTTTCGAACCTGATTTTGGGAGCAGCGCTTAGGGCTTGCTTCGTTTTGATTGTTACTTCTCTTTTCATTGTTTGTTTGTTTTCTTTTATTGTTTAATTTCTCCTTGTTGCATTTCTTTTTGGTGGTCTTGGTCAAGCATTTGTTGCATTAACTTTTGGTCGCCTTCTTCTTCTTTGTTTTGCATACTTGTAGCAGCACCCGTAGCAGCTATATTCTGTTGGGCTTGTGCTTGCATTGCTGAATTAGCAGCAGCAGCATCTTGTTGTTGTTTAATAGCAGCTTGTTCAGCTTGTTGGCGTAATAAAGCCATATTATCAAGTATCTCTTCTACGTTATCTAAAGTTTCTGCTCTCATTATCTTAATAAACTCACGTTTAGCATCAGGGTTAACACCTGCTTCTTGAACAGTAATTTGAGATAATGTAGCTTTCACTTGTTCTGTTAATTGACTATCAAAATCAAATCTAATCTCAAAGTCATCGTTAAGCATTTCTTGTACTGAATCCATTTTAAGTAATGTAGCAGCAGTATCACCTATTTGTAAGCTAAATGCTCCTTCATCTTGGTCAGCAAGAACTAATCTAGTCTTATCAACACCTAACGATATTACATCTTGAAAGAAGGTAGTTAAACCACCGTATAGCCATTGTGTACCTGTTTCGGCACTAAGTATATTGTTCTGTAATTGAGCTTCACCAACGTAGTTAGAAGAACCTAAACGAGATTGTATAGGCATATTAAGTACATCAGCAAGTACGTTATCCCAATATTGTAATTGACCTAAGTATAATTGAACATTAGGGTCAACAGTCATATCAAGAATTTCAATCATCTTGTTAGTCTTTTCTTGTCCTGCTTCTACTTCTGTTCTATTCCCTACTAATATACCTTGCTGTTTCATCATAGCAAGCATATCGGGAGTTTTCATAAAGTCAGGTAGTTGAGATGTATCTACGAAAGGAATTTTACCCATTGCCCTAGCTAACATACCTTGCATAGTAGTAGTTAAAGCATCTTTCATATCTTGAATTTTATGTACAAGCATTACTACACCCATGTTACTACCAAGTAATGTGAAAGGAGTAAAGGCACAAAAATCTAATCTACGTCTTGATTTATCTCTTTTATCAGAAACACTATTAGGCTTAATACCACAGTTTCTTAAATATTTATTTCCAATTAATTGCCCTTGACGAATACATTCAACAGGAACTCCATCAATATAAGTAATAGAACGCCATTCAACGTCTGCTACCCACACTTTAGGAACGGTAGTCATGTTAGAGTACCAATTAATAAAATTCCAACCTTGAACGTAAGGGGCTTGTGCATTACCAGTATTCATAGCAATTGCTTCTAAGTCCTCTACTTCTTCTGAAGTAAAGTCAAACCTAGCAACAATATCTGAAACAGAATAAGGCTTAAATTCACCCGCTAAAGCATCGTTAATATGATGGTCTTCGTTACGAGTCATATCAATAATAGCATATTCAGGTTCTACAACCCTCATATAAACCCTACCTTTACTTTCGTAAATTCTAATTAAAGAACGCCCACCAATAAAACAATACTGAGCAGCTTTAAGGAATAAATCAAAGTAGCGATTACGGTATAAGAAATCCTTACCTAAGTTTCTATAAGCAGATTCTATGTCATCCATAAAAGTTTTAAAATACTTTTGGATATTCATTTCATCGTTAATATTTAACCCTTGAGGTATTTCTAATTCAATATTACCTAATTCTTTTTGGTCTAATAGAAACTCTTTAGCATCTACTACTGACTTTAATACGTTTAATTTTAAAGCTTTCCTACTTAATATACCTTCACTAATACCATTAGCTTGTAATATTTTAGGTAAAGGCTTAAACTGTTGGCGGCACTTTCCATCAAAATAACGGAACATAGCAGATATTTCAAGTCCACGCCACATTGGTATTTGAGTAGCAGCATTTGTCGCATCTTTAGAAGCCCATTCGTATTCAGTATTATACTGCAAACCGTAAATATAACGAGCAGCAAATACATATTGGTCTATAAACCTAGTGTTTATTCTATCGTAAGGGTCGCCAATAGCACCTCTCATTTGAGTAGAAACAATTGGTTGGTTATAAGAAGTACCTACAATCCATCGAATGTTTTTAGCATAATCAGAACCTTCCCATTCTTTCCTATCATTTGATTGATTAGGTTGTATTGAAGGAGAAGCTCCTCCTGATATAACTGAATTTATTAATTTCGATTTCATTTCATTGCAAATTTACGTTAAAACATTATAATTTCAAAATCTATCCTTCTTTTAGTTCCCATTTAAACTCGCCATTGACATATTTGCTTGTCCACATTTGAGATTTAACTTTTTCTTTGGCTATATTTTGAGTATCGGGGTCAAAGTTTCCACAAGCCATACAGCCTACACCGTAAGCATCGGACAAATCGGAGTTCTCACTACCATAGATTAATAAATCTTGTACAATTCGTAAAGAGTTTATTTGATGCCCATATAGCCTTAAATACTTATTCATAACCGAAGTACGGTACTCTTTGTTGTTTGAGTCCAAATAGATTCCGTAAGCATTACCGCTTTTTTCAAGCAATTTATCAGTATTGTGCTTTACTAACTGCCTTATCAATAACTTTTGCTGACCTTCTGCTTCAAATAAATCGGTAATAGTACTTCCTGCACTAGCATTTCTCTCTATATAGGTTCTAAGCCCACCAAACTTATTGTAATACATACATAGCCATAAAGCAGCTTTCTCTACCATAGTTCTTTTATCGGGTCTAATGCAAATATTAGCTACATCTACATATTGATTATCGCCAGTTACTCTATGAATAACAAGAGCGTACTTAGATTTAGTTTTACCTTTTTCAGAACCATCAGCATTTTTATTTGTACTGCTAATATCCGTACTTGTAGCATCTAACCCTACACGGTATAAATGGTGTTCTTGTGGCTGTTCAAATATTTCACAAGAAAATTCATTAGTATCTTCACCTTTCCCCATAGGGTTTAAAGATATTTCTTTAGTGGAAGGATTTCTATGAACTTTATACATAGGAGCATTAATACCCCTTAATTGCTTTTCTCTTAACCTTAAAGTTTCAATAACATCAATTTCTAATCCGCCACTTCTATTTATATCAAAAATATCTTCAACTCTTTCGGGAAACTGTCTTTTAAGTAATGCCCTTTTAGAGTCAGAAAGTCCTTCACACATATTAGCAAAGTAAGCTTTAGCTTCTTCTACTTTAGGGTTTCCATGCTCGTCAATAAAAGAGGGGTCTGATAGATAGTAAGGAATAAGCATACGATATAAGCCACTTTGAGTTCTACCGTTTTTATTTCTCTTGTTAATATCACTTGCGTACCACAACTCTTTACTAAAAGGAACAGCTTTAGCTTTACCATTTTCAACAGTAGATACCATCCAAATCTTACCAATAATATCTTTCGTACCTTGCGTTGCTTGTGCTATTAGTGTGCCAAACAACTGTTCCATATCCATAAGTTCTTGACTACTAAATTCATCTAAAAAATATTCTGTTATTTTTTCTCCTTGAATAGAGGTTATTTTACTAGGCAATGCTTCAATGCGAGTATAGTTACCGTCTTTAAAAGTTACTTTGTCTGAACTTCTTTTAATTGTTTGATTCTGGCGAAAGAATATAGTATCATTCTTATAGGTATGTTGATAAATATAAGGTAGGGAGTTTCCTAAAGAAAGGAACGCATTTAATGTTCTTTGGAATAAAGACTGTGCCTTGTCGTCTTTGGTTGCTTGTAAGAAATAACTTGCTTTAGGTCTTAATAAGCTATCAAAAAGCATACGAGAAGGAATCATTTCCGATTTTCCCCAACGTTTTTGAGTGTAAGCTACTAAACCATAACAATTGTCATCTTTTTTACAAATATCTTGAATATAAGCCAATTGAGCGTGACTCCACCTATAACTAGGGTAAGTACTCCCGCCTAAATCCCAGTGCTTCAAGAACCCGTAATGAGAACCCGTAAGATAAACTAACTCACCATTGTTATAAAAGTGAAATCCATTCTCTAACCTAAATAGTTCCTTTAACTGATAATTTTGTTTTTCTTCAACAGTCATGTGGCTAAAGTTAGGGTCTTTAGGTCTTTCCCACTTTTGTTGCTTCTTTGGTAAATCTTTGTTATATACGGGTTCAAAAGGCTCTGGGCATTCGTAGAACATATTTTTAGGCTCTATATCGCTTTCGCCTTTTTCGCCTTGCGTTCCAAATAATTCTACACTATGCTTTTTCGCCATTTGCTTTTAAATGTAATGCTAAAATATTTTCTGCTTCTCCTGCCTTTACTCTTTCTACTTCTGTTTTTTCATCGGTAGTCATTTTGATATAAAGCTTTTCTAAATCAGTATCTAAATCAGGTAATAGTTTGATTATTTTTAAGCTAGTTTCGGACTGCGCTCGTGCATCTTCATCTTCATGTTTACTACGAATGGTAAAAGGCGACTTATCTATCTCATCTTGCCAAGACTTTTTTTGTTTATAAATAGTCATATAAGTGCTTAAAGAGTGGCTTTTTTTTACAATTGAGAATAGTCTATCCCATTCTTTAATTTTTATTTGAAAATCTAAGCTAAGTTTGGGTAATTCTTTTAATTCTTGTTCTGTAAGCATAATGTTTGTTTTTATTAAGCTAGTACTAACTTCCAATTAGTACTAGCTGATAATTTAATGTTTGTTGTTGGTTATGGGTTTAATATTTGAAAATCAATTTCAATACTAGAGTCCGATACAGTACCTCCTAGCATTCCTATCCAAAAAACTATTGCTCCTGCTTGTACTTGATAGTAACAAGGCACAATTGCTTCGTCTGCTAGTGGAGAATAAATAAGACTCCACGAAACTTTGCTAGTAGATTTTACTTTGCTATTAGTTAAAGTATAGGCTTTAGGAATAGCAGTAGGAATAGCAGTAGTATAAACTACAACACCGCTATCAGTATTTAAAGTAGCAGAAGTAGTACCTGTGGCAGTATTATTTGCATCAAATTTTAAAGGTGAATTATTAGCGATATAATCGCTAAGGGAATCCATTACGGATTGGGGTATTGGTGTTTTAAGTATAGTCATATTAATATTGCCATTGTGTTAGTAAAAAGTCTAAATTATTATTCATCGAAACGGTATCGGTATCACTTGAAATAAGAGAATCCACAATAGATAAACTAATAAAAGGATAAAAAGAAATAAGGGTGCTAGGTTTATTCTTTCCTCTTGTGTAGTCAGTTGTAGCCAAACCTTCGCTTGAAAGTATCTTGTTAGTAATAGTTTTAAAAGTGGTTGCATATCGTGGTCTAAGCATTGCGTATATTTTTATTATCGGTTAGTACTGAATTAATATAATCAAGGTTATTCTGAATATCACTTGCGCTATAAGTAGCACCTGTAAAAGATTGTATATAAGGCATTGATAAGCAAGTAACTGCTTTAATATAATTTGCTCTAAAATCTTCGCTTACATTATAAGTACTATTAGCTAGTGAATCGTTATAAGTTTTCATTATATCGGTAGCATTAGCGTCAGTCCAAAACGCAGAAGTAGATGTATCTAAAAAAGCTACTACATAAGCAGTACCTGTGGCAACAAAATCATCGTTAGCAACTGCTGTAAAGGTTTGCCCTACATAATAAGTAGCGGTAGAATTAACTATTATAGAACTACCTAAAGTACCTTGCACTAAGCAAACGCCATCTGAAAGTAAATCGCCACTATTATAAACTGTATTAAAAATATCGTAACGAACATACCTAAAGTCATCTTGAAAGTAAACATCTGCTTCGCCAATAGTGCTAGGAGTATATACGCTAGTAATTTGGCTGTAAGGAATAGTTAAGTTAGGCAAACAATAATAGCCAGTAGTATTAACTACAACACCACTTGTAGGTAGCGTAAAGTCAGCGTGTACTACAAACATATCGTTAGCAACGTAAGTAGTTCCATTAAGAACAAAAGAACCGCTAACAACAATATATTCAGTATTAGCTAATAAAGAAGCAACTGCTGAAGCATTGAGAATACTATTATAAGTAGCAAATAAATACCTAATACCATTAATAGCGGAAATATTAACACCAAGTGTAGCATAGTCCGTACTATCAGAAACGCTAATTGTTTCGTTTGTATTCTTGTCATAAGAAATAATTATATCTGTTGCCATTACTATCCTGTTGTTATTTTATTCATTATATACCATCTGTTTGAACCACCAAATTTAACGGTAACACAGTTGTAGGCTAAGTTTAAACCAGCATAGGTAGCCGAACCATCTATTTCTTCAATACCAGCGTTAAATACTACCAACGAATTATTTGTAGCTCCTGCTATGTTTTTAATTATAAATTCATCGCCAACTGATAGTGAAATACTACCTGTATCAGGTAATGTTATTGTTAAACTTGAGCCATTTACTAAAACAGTTCCTTCTGTAATAGGTACACTATAATTAGCTGTAATAGTTTTTACTTTAGAAGTTCTAACAATTAGGTCAGTAGCACTCATTGCTAAGTTACCGCTAATTGCTATTTCTTCTGTGCTTCCTGCACCTGCGGTAATTCTTCCTAATAAACTTTTAGTAGCGCTTACTGCTTGCATTTTAGCATAAGTAACCGCATTAGCAGCTATTGTTAAAGCACCACTTCCCGTAACATCGCCTGTGTGAGTAGCGTTAGTAACCTTTGCTGTGTTTGCCGCCATTGCCGCTATTTCTGTTGCGGTATACCACTTATTAGTAGCGCCTGCTACAATATCGTCAGCTCCAATAGTTACCGAAGTTCCTGTTAATCCATTTAATGTTACAATTCCAACCGACTGAGCAGCCCATGCAACCGCAGAGCCTACCTTAGTAAGAACATCTCCAATAGTAGCGCTCACTACTGCTGTTAAGGCATTTATAGCTAATTGTGCTGTTGCTGCTCCTGTTCCTCCTTTATTAATATCTAAAGGGGCAGTTGCTGCTAAAGTATTTATTTCTATTTTAGTTGGGTCAACATCTATTGTAAGTTTATTAGGTGTACCACTACTTGGAGTTAAAGTAACTTTATTACTTCCTGCAACCATTGTAAACCATTCGTTTGCAGTAGCAGCACTATTTGCTCTAAGCATTTGATAAGCAGTCCCTAATGTAGTAAGTCCATTACCACCTTTACCGTAAGGTACTGTTGGTAAGTCTGCTGCTACCATTGCTCTCATTGTAGGCTTAGCAGAACCCGAAGAAACTGCACTTGCATAAATAAGATTAGCAGCTGTAGCAACTTTAGTAAAAGTAATTACAGGAGCAGTAGTAGGATTAGCTATACTTACATTAAGAAAATCAGCATTAGTATCAGAATCAACTTCTGAAATAGAAGTTACACTTCCACTACTTGTAGAAGCATCTTGTAAGGCTCTGATAGCCGCTTGTATTTGTGCTTGGCTAGTGGCAAAGTCTATTATTGTTAGTTCCTTCCCTGCTTCTGGAGTAGGAAGTGTAAATGTGCTTGGCATGGTACAAATATAATATTATTTTAATCAATATTCTTTTTTAATTAAAAAGCCCCTCTAGTATTTGTAGAGAGGCTTTTTTATTATTTAATTAGTTATATTCTATAAAAAATCTAATTCTAGTATTTGCTCCGTCAATAGTAGCGTTTGGATTAAAAAGAAACTTTATATAGCCTACTTGCCAAGCGTCTCTAAGAGTTCCTGATACAGATATTTGCCCTAGATATTTATCTCCAATAGTACCTTGAACGCCAGCAATAGGAGTAACTGAAATTTCTTTATATAAAGAGCCTTCGCTTCCTGCAAACGCAGAGCGGTCTGTTGTTACAGGAACAAACGTACCGCTAACAGAAGAGTTTATATCAGCGGTGGAAATTATATCACCAGCCAGACCTGCTCCGTTTCCTGTTACTGCACCTGTAGATATGTTATAATATGTAATTTGCGAAGATATTTTTACATTTACAGTACTAATATTAACTGCGTTGTTTGTATAAACTTTAATTTTAGTAATATTATTCCAAAACGAACTAGGCTTAAACCATATCCCCTCGCTTGTAACTGCTAAAATAAGAGCTTTACCCTTCCCATTATCTGCAATGCTATTAGATGCGGAGTTAGCTGCGTTATATTCTATAAAAGAATTGTTAACTACACTTATTCTGCCAGCAGTACTTGCTTGTGTTAAAATTATTTCCCCACTGTCGTATTGTCCAGTTGCGGGCGGAGTCCAAGTCCAAGCCCCTGGGAGTGGGTTTTCGTAGCAGAAGAAAACATAAGGTTTTCCGTCAGCAGGTACTAAAGCACTTCCATTAACTACTCCATTGATTGAACCTCCTGTAACACTAGGATATATTACGACTGGCACTCCACTCGTATTAACAATAGTAGTACTCATTCCTTTTTTAGGGGGGTTAGGCAATCTGCAAGCATAATTGGTTGCAGTAGCGTTTTTAATTACGTTATAACCAAAAACAAGGAATGTAGTGGTAGTGGCTGCTGTTGTGCCAGTCATTACTATAGTATCATTTATGGTTTCCTGTAAAGGGGAAGTAGCAGTTGCAAGGGTAATTAAATCATTTAAGATTGGTCTTAAATAAGTATTTTCGGCATTGGTTACTAACCTTTGCGTTTCTAGTGAGATTGGATTCATGGTACAAATATAATATTATTTTAATCAATTAAATATTAAATATCTTCTACCCAATTAAACGAAGCAAAAGCTAAAGCTGAATTACTACAATAAATTGATACGGTAATAGTTTCTGTTGGCAATATAAAAATATTATAAGGGCTTAAATCAACTTGATACCCATTATTCATATTAGCAGAAATAGAAAAATAAGGAACACCGCCTGTTATGGTAGTTCCTGCTATATCTATACTTGCTAATGATTGCCCATTAGTAATGGTTGCGCCATTATTAGAAGTAGTTCCGCTTATAGGAGTAAAATTAGGAGTTCCGCCTAGCGTAACATCTTTCTTTATTTTTAATAAAGCATAACCACTAGGATTTACACCATTTACGTTACCACCAAAAGAAACTGATTCTAGCTTTACTACTCCTTTATTAGTAATGCCATTAAAAGTAGTAGCGTTCTTAATAGTTAAAATATTTGTTTCGGTTGTTACCCCTGATTTAGCTGAATCAGCAGAGAACCTACCATTAGTATATTCCCTAAGACCGTTCATAAAGAACCCAACAGAACCTACATATAAAGTAACATTAGAAGTATTGCCTCCAGTATTAGCACATCTAACCCAAAACCCTAGAGTAGGATTAGACAATTGTACATTTGCCGAACTGTTAGCATATCTAATAGTATGAACTAATATAAACCTGCCCGACAAAGAATCTTGTACAAAGAAGTTTACATCACCAAAACCTAAGAAAGCATATCTAATCATGCACACATTACCGAAAAATGGATTCCAATTAAAAAGACTAGCACCAGTACCATCGGCTTTATCGCCATTCCAATCTGTTTGAGGAATCCATGTTTCTACTAGGCTTCCTGAAGAACTGTTCCTATAAAGAATACCGAAAGAAGTACCATTAAAACCATAGAAATATCCATTTTCAGTTGTACCTGCACCTATTTCTTGTACGTTACCAGCTTTAGGGCTACCAAATACAGTAGTAAACCTAGCAGTTATTCCTTCTCCTGCCTTATATCTTGCGGGTTTAACAGAAGTGAATAGAGCAGTTCCCGTTGTAGGAGTTATGCCTGATTGTGCCCTTAGCCTAGCTAAGTTAGTATCGACTACTGCTCCCGTTCCCGTTGCTGCGGTATTGCCTGACTGATTTAATATTCCATAAACAAAGTCAAATTGAAGCAATGGTATTTGCTCACTTGTTACTAAATCCCCAAAAGGGCTTAAATTACTAGAATCAAATAGTCTAGGTGTTCTTTCTACGAATGTTGGCATATATTATATTATTAAAATTGAATCCAATTAGTTTTATCCCAACCCCAGAATCCAACAGAAGTAAATATTGTACCACCTGCTGTTGAAACAAAAATTATTAGAGGGTCGCTAGCGGCAGTTGTAGTAGCAGCTAAAGCTTGCGCTTGAATGTAAGTATATTGCGAAGGCGAATGACTATCTGTGGCTAGCTTAATTAAGTCAAGCAAAATAGGCATTAAATACGTATAGTCCGCAAACGTAATTAGTTTATTTGATTTTAACTCTATCGGATTCATAGGTACAAATATAATATTATTTTAAAATATTTTTATGCTTTTTAATGTATTCTGTTAAGGCAGCACAAATAATTGCACTTTCGCCTTTAAGCCCATTCATATCTATAATTTCGTACATATCAATAAGTTGATTAACGCTAACCCTTGTTTGAATAATAGAACTAACATACATCCCTATCCCTATCTTTTTAACGCATTTTAGCCTAATATCCTCTGGCAGAGCGTCAATTCTCATCTTTTGATTATTACTTAATTCCATATATGTATGACAATAACATACGCAAAGGTATGAAAATAGTATTAAAAAACAATATTAATACGACATTTGTAGCGAAAACAACCATATAATGAGTACAGAAGCAGAAAGACTTGCAGCAGAGTACATGGAGGAAAACTCCAAAAATGCTGAACCAATTGTAGCAGAAACTCCAATTGAAGTAGAACCAATAGCAGTAGAACCTACAACAGTAGTAGCAGAAGAAGTGGTAACACTAAAGCCTGAAACAGAAGAAGTAGAAAAAATATCGCTCTTTGAAAATATTGATAACCTAGATAAAACTGTAATTGCAGAAGAAAAAGCTGCAACAGAATTACCCGAAAGTATTAAAGCACAATTAGCTGAATACGAAGCCTTAAAAGCTGAACGTGAATTAGAGGTTAATTCAGATATGTACAAGCTACTTAAAAGCGGTTTAACATTAGAACAAATTGCTAATGGAATTACCAAAGTAGATTATACTAGCTTTACTACATCTGATTTGATTAAATTAGAATTAGAGAAAGCAGGATTAAGCGGTGATGATTTAGAAGCAGCAATTGAAGAAGAAGTAAGTGGGTATAACTCATTAACACCTTTGGCTAAAGCAAAGTACGACAACGAATTAAAAGCTAACTATAAAACAGAAGTTAAATACGATGAAGCTACTAAACTTTTAGAAGATACTTTAAAAGCAAATGCTACGAACCCTATAAGCCAAGAAGCATACGTTAAGCAACAAGAAGAACAAACTGCTGCTAATATTAAGGCTGATACCGAAAGTATAGATAAGTACTTAGGTATTTTAAAAGGCAAAGGGGAATTAGACGAAGCAACAGTAGAAGCAATTAAAAATAGCTATAACTTTAATAAAAGTATTGGCTACTTAAATGGCGATAAATTCGATGCGTTATCATTTATTAAGAACGAATACAAGATACATAACTTTGAAAAAGCAGTAGCTGAAGCAGAGCAAAGAGGATTCGACAAAGCAGCTAAGAAATTCGGTAGTCCCGAACAACATGGTGGCGGAGGAGGAGTAGGAACGGATAGAACTCCAGACCAAATTTATGAAGAATATTTAAACAATGCAACAAAACCAAAATATAACTAAAAAAACTTTAAAAACCAAAAATAAAGAATGAATACAATCCCAATAGGGCAAAACGCAGGTAGCATTTTTGATGCAGCGAACTTTACCCCGTTACAAGTTTATAACTTAGTAACTCAAACAAACAAGGCATTCAAAATGGGTCAAGCCAATATGCCAAAAGTAATGCGTGAACTATCAAAATTGAATGGTTCTACGGGTTCAATCCTTAGTGGTACTAGAACTTACAAGTTCCCTCGTATCGGAAATCAATTCCCTTATGCTGTAAGTGGTGCAGCTCCTGTATTATCAAATAGTAACAAGACTGTTACAATTACTTTGACTGACGCAAGTTACAAAGAAATTGGAGTAGGTTCTTACATTTCTGATACTTCAACAGGTGTATCATGTAAAGTATCAAGTATTTCAGCAGGTGTTATTACAGCAGACTTATCGTTTAGCCCTAGTGGTTCAACAGTATTAGCTGCAACCGATTTTGCTATTAACAACCAAATATCATTCATTGGATACAATGGTGGTACTAGAGTTTACAAAGCGCAAGAACAAGGAACTCCTTTACCTACTTATGACACTTACCAAATTGGTCAATTTACAGCAGATGCTTTTGTTAAAGCAGAAGATGCTAATCAAGCTACTTGGTTTAAATTGAACGGACAAAACTACTATGCGGCTAAAGAAGAAATGTATAAAATTGATTTAATGCACTCTGCAATGTACAACTATTACTTAGGTAATTATGGTGCAATTGGTGGCGAAAATCCTTTACCTGCATCTTTCTTAAACCAATTGAAACAATACGGTGCAATGACTCAATCAAAAGCAGCTAATTTATCATTGAATGATTTCGAAGATATTGCTACTGATTTTATGCGTCAAGGTGCGGTGAGTGATGGTACTGAAATGTTTGTTTTCTGTGGTTTAGACTACGCTAAGAACATATCAAGAGTATTAAGACCTTACGTTGCAACTGCTGGTACAAACAACATTTTAAAAGCTACAAGCGGTTTAGATATTCGTAGATTCGAAGTATCGGGCTTAGTATTAAACGTAGTTGTTGAAATGTACTTTGAAAACAAAAACCAAGTAGGTTCAGGTAAATCTGATTCAGCTTATTGGGTTTGTGCAGATGGTGCTTATTCAGAAGACGGAAAATACATTCCACCAATTGTAGATGTGTATTACGGACAAGAAGGCTTACAAAGAAGCGTAATTTTAGGAAAGAAAGATTTAATGGGTAAACACGTTGCAAATCCTGTAAACGACCAACCATTCAGTCAAGTATCTTTTGAAATGAACTCTTGTAAAGTTATCACTGATGTTCAAAAATGTATGTATCACGGTAATTAATTTTTAAACAACTAAATAAATAACGAAATGACAATTTTAAGACAAACGATAATTTTAAACACATTGGCAGATAATGCTGCCGATGCGTATGTAGATTCTAACGGGAATTTACAGCTTACTGGTGCAGCTTATGGCGCACCTAAAGCTACTAGCTGTACTTTAGCAAGACAGAATGCAGTTTCAGAAAGTTTAGGTATTGTTACTACTACTTTTGTAGCGGTAAGCGGTGCTACTTACATTTTGAAAGTATCTGGCGGTAACTCTATTAGAGGTGGTTATAACCCAACGGTTAAAACTTACACTTACACTGCTACTGCTTCTGACACAGCAACTACTATTGGAGATGTATTTAGAGCATTTATTAATGCTGACGTAAATATTTTAAACATAGTAGCTACTGGTACTGCTACTTTAATATGTACTGCTAAAACAGGCTTTGCAGAAATATTTATTTCAACTACTACTGCTAACACTACTATTGTAGTAACTAATCAAGGTGTGCCTAGCAGAGGTCAAGGAACAGTATTAGCTACTAGCCCATTGTACTTAACAAGTAACACTTACGGTACATTTACAGCAGGTGCAACTTACACACGTTGGAGTATTCTTTGGACTGCCGCTAACGTTTCTGCTGCTCCTTCTAGCAATTCAACTGCAATGAATGAGTATGTAGTGTTTATTAACGATGCAGCTACAGCAGCTTATTTAGATTTGTTAATCAATACTTCTTACGGTACTTTAACTCAATTACAATTAGGTTACAGAGCAGTAGTTTCTGCTTCAACAGTAACAGTAGCAACAGCAATAACAACAGGTATATTAACTTTTGGAGCAGCTACTTTAGGTGCAAAACCAAGTGATTATTTTGTTGTATCGCCAACTGTAAACGTATTGGTAACAGGTATTGTAAACGCTACTACTGGTTGCGCTACACCTGCTAATATATCAACAGTAGCAACTACTTATAAGGTAGCTGTAAGTAACTTACCTCGCTAATTAATAACTTCTATAAAAAACATACATTATTTGTTTCCATGCTTGTAATGTTTGTTTTCTTCCAACACAATAGCTCCCAAACGGGGGCTTTTGTGTTTTATTGCGTATTGTAATATGCGATATTAAAACTTTATAATATAAATTAAAAATTGGTTATCTTTGCTGTATGCAATCAAGCCAAATAAATGACCTTACTAAAGGGCTTAATCGAGATACGGATTATCCCTCAATGCCCGATAATTATTATCCTTATGCGAATGATTTAGAACAAATAAGTGATGAAGAATTTGCTTCAAACATTAAGAATAGCAAAGCAGGAACACTTCAGATAACAAAAGTACCTAGCGCAACCACTCAAACAAAAATGTTTAGAGTAAGAACTTACGCTGATATAGGACAAGCAATAAACGGACAATACTATTTATCACAAGTATTTATTTTTAGAGATATAAATGGAGTTCAGCAAAATTATATATCAATAACAAATTCTAGCCCAACAGTTACTAACTCAGATTTTGCAACAGCATTACAAGCAGCAATAGGAGCAGGCGCAATAGTAGCAACACAAGCTAGCGCATTATTATACACAACAATAGAGTTTGCATTAGGTACTTTTTCTAATATTGTAAGCATAGACCAAATAGTAACTTTAAATTCAGTAACAGGAACACAGACAAATACTCTTACAGTTTTAAGAGATTACGTAGCTACCGAAGCAGAACTAGAGCCACTAACATACGTTAATAGCCAAAACTTAGGGTTCGTGTTAAGTGTAAGCGCAGATAATACAATTACGGAACTAGGAGTAGTAGATGAAGATAATGATTGGGCTTATGTAAGATTACTAAGAACCAAAAACTTTATACTAAGCAAAACAGAACCTATTAAATTTATAGTAGAACAACAAAACGATGGAGTATATGCCTTATACTTTACTGACAACACCATTAAGGACAAATGTATATACGTTCCACCAAGCTTAACACAAGACTGCTGCCTAACATACAACCCTACCAACATTCAAACAGCAGGAAAAGGAATATACAACCTAGTTCAAACTGATTCCCAAACTAACAGCCAATTAATAAATAATATTGGATATGTCACTTACAAAAATACGCTACAAAGCGGTGGTGGCTTGCTTACAGGAGGAAAAAGATATGCGTGTAGGTTTGGAATAAACGGTTCTAACATTACTACTCAATGGAGTATGCTAAGCAATATTGTACCCGTAATTCAGGCAAGTGCTGATAGCGGACTAGCTTGGGTAAGTACAGAAGGAACACCTAGCGGAACTGCTACAAGCAAACAGAATATAGTTACAATAAATAACGCACAAGCCGATGTATTTAACTTTGTAGAACTAGCAGTTATAAACTATACTGCCGAAAATGCTAGTAGCGCAGAATTAGTTGGAAGATATGATGTGTTAGGCGAAAGCTTTGATATTATTCATAGTGGGCTAGAACTTACTCAATTATTAGACGTAGTAAGCCTTATAGAAGCAGAACCCGTAATGCTTAAAGTTAGAGATATTGAAACCAAAAAGAATAGAATAAACAGAGCAAACATAGAAACTGCTAACGAAGATGCTAAGTGGCAAACAATAGCTGAAAATGCAGTAGTTGGCACTCAAAGGTATGACATAGAGAATACTGGGACGCTCCCAGCAACAGCAAGTAACCAAAGATTCTACGGGTACGGGAATGGCATATCGATGGGTATTATGCCAAGTAGCGACACAAGAGGTATAGAGAGAAAAATAGAATATGTTTCACAAATATCAGTTCCCCCTATTGTAGCACCACCTAGCTACGTGTCAGGAGTTTATACTGTCTCTGCTACTGATAGCCCTTTATTGCAAATAAATTTATCGGGCAGGGTAGGGATAACTACTAGACCAACTGTAATAAGCACGATACCCGCTATTTGGGCTTATTACGATACAACTTCTACTGTATCGTTTAAAATAAAAAGAACAAGAGCAGGCGTTACTACTGAAATTATTAACGATATTATTGATACAAGGCTAAGTACTCATGAATTTTTTGCACGTGCAGATTTAAGTAGGACTTATAATATTGAGACAAATAATGGAGACTTTATAGAATTTTGGTGGGGCGTTTATATGGGTAGTAATGAGATTTCTGTTATAGATGATTCATATATAAATATAGTGCAAGCAGCAACCGCTTCTTCTACTCAATTCGTAGGAACACAAGTAGGCGAATATCAAATACCATTTAACGTAGCTAACAGAGCAGGGTATATGTTATACGAATATTATATGACTTATGTTAGATTTCATTTAAAGAACGGCTACATAACAGCACCTTACCCTTTAGGAAAATACTACATAGACAATGTTAATTATAGACGAGGATTAGTACAAATACTACCAATAGAACCGTTAAACCCTTTTACTGATACAAGTTCAATAACAGCAAGCAGAAAAGTATATAACTATGCTTTAAGCGTAGCTAACCTAGACCTTACTTACGTTAAAGACGAACTATTAGGAGTAAGCTTTGAAAGAAGCGACCCTTTGAATACAGTTATTGGAAGTGGTATATACCATAATGCTAGAGTAATAGATGGCGATACTTATACTTCTGGGTATGGAAATTTAAACGGTAACTTAGGAGCAGTAGCACAAAGAAACTTTGGATTATTCGTTAGTAATGATTTAGATAATCAAGTAATAAAATATAGCAATGGTGATTACCTGAAACTTATTGGTATTCCTAGAGGATTAGGTTCTAATACTAATTATAAAAGCGGAAATAATAATATAGGAGCTATAGTAGAATTACTAGGAAGCGCATCAAATACGGTTAACGATGCCATACTTAATAACGGAATTTATACAATAGAAGATAGTACTAGCATTGGGTTTGATTCAGTAGGGGATATTGTTTATAATACAGTTAATAATTCGTATTATAAACCAAGCACTAGCACGTTAAACAATGCTTACACTAATGCTAAAGGAGTAGCAGTAGCAACCACTTCTAAAGTAGGCGTTTATAATAATAGTACAGTAAACGATGTAAATACTTTTATAGCATTTTATATTAGACCTATTGATTTAAACATAATAGATTATAAAAATTATAGACCCGTTCCAACAGGAGAAATAGTAAGAATTACATCATCAACTCCAGACGTATTACCTACCGAAACGGTATATGGTGGAGATACTTATACCCAAAAAGTAATAAGGAAAGAAGCTGATTGGTATGTAGAGCCAACCCCTTCAACTAAGATAGCAAGTAGCGTAATTACGTTTTATGCACAAAACAGATTAAATAGTCAATTGTTTTATACAGATACCACTGCACCAAAAGCAACTTGGAACTTACAAGGGAGTAAAAGCTTATATCAATACTTATTCCCATTTGCAACAGCAGCAGAAATAGTAGATGAACAACATAACTTTGACAAGAGTTACATAGGCGCAAATCAAATAAATAGAATTAGCCCTTATAACCCTAGACTACCATACCCTACAAGTAACCCAACTAGAATATACTACTCTGAAGAGAAAGCAGTAGGTAGCCTTTATGATGCTTACAGAAAAGTAAAGCCATTAAACTTTGTAGATTTAGAACTTCAAAACGGTGCTATTACAGCAATATTTGATATTAGAGATGTAATGATGGTTATACAGCCAAACTTTGTAGGGGCAATTCCTTACGCTGCCGATACGTTAATTCAAAGCGATAACACCGCTAAACTATTAGTAGGAAGTGGAAGCGTATATAGCAATAGAGTTTATCCACTATCAAGCTTTGGAACAGAGTTAAGAACAGCTACTTTAAAAGGATATAACGTAAACGGAAACCCTCAAGTATATTGGTTAAGCAAAGACTTTACTAACATTAACCGTTACGATTATAGTGGAGTAAAAATACTTACAGACCAAAATAGTATGAGAACATTTATTAAAAACAATGTAGCACATATTAAGAACGAGTTTGATGTAAACCTATACTACGATGTTAATAAAAGTGATGTAACGGTAACTGCTAGAGCAAGTAAATACTACCCTAATTGGGTGAGTGGACAAGCTTATGTAGTAGGCGATACAGTATCATTTGGTGCAGAAGGATATTACCCTGAAGGTGATTTTGAGAAGATTAATGCAACTTATGTTTGTAAGGCTGATATTACAGGCGCATTAAATCCATTTTTAGACCTTACTCATTGGACTTTAAAAGACTTTACAGATAACGCTTATTATAACCATTGGAGTTTAATATTTAACGAAGTGGATAATATGTTCTTAACTTTTTTAAGCGCACTTCAAAAGAGATACTTCACTCATAACAAACGAATATTCTCACCGAGAGGAATAAGTGAATATGGTAGAATTTACGAAATAAACGTAGGTGAGCCATTGAAATTCTTTGAACAGAACGGTGTATGGAAGCAAGGACAGTTTTGCTTAGACGTACTTATTAATAAAGGTGGCGCATTTAAAAGGTTTTTAACATTAACTTTTGAGAATGGTACGTATGCAATAATAGATGCTGACGTAACAGTAGAAACAGATACTAATTCAAGCACATGTACAGAGCATGAAACTAGAGCAAACATTACCTACTACCCTATACAGCCTGATGGCGATGAAGGACTATTTGGAACGTATTTGTTAGTGAAAATTAGGAGTTATGACTTAGTAAAAATAAGAAGTATTAGCGGAATATTTAATAGTATTCCATTAAGACGATAATAATCTTGTTTTAATGAGAAAAAAATCGCAAATTTGTAGTAATAAATAATTTATAAAAATGGCAGCACCAGTAAAGATACCAAACATAAAAGCTAATTTCAATGCTTCGGCACTCGTTAATAATAACGAAGCAGCTTTAAGAGCAACAAACGAAGAAGGATTAAGCCACAAAATAAGTTCTGAAAACTTAGATAAAATGAGTGGAAGTGGCGGATTTAAATATATTCCCGTTACGACTGCCCAAACAGGGTTATTATACAAAGGTATTGTTATTAATACTGATGCCGTAATAGCTGCTATAAGCATAGATGGAGTAAATTCATTAACTGCATTAGGATTAAGCGGTGTAACTATTAGCGCAGGCATATACTTACCAGCACCTTTAGGCTCTGTATTTACAGCAGTAACTTTAACAAGTGGTACAGCAATAGGATATAACTAATGTTAGGAATTAGTGTAAGTAACCTCTGCGTAAATGGATTTCGTGGTGGTATAGACGCAGACGCAAAAGCAATTTACAACCGAATTATTGCCATACCAAATGGCTTTAGTAATTTATCGCGTTTGAACTATTTTGTGAAAGGCTTAAAGGCTATTTACGGCACACTTAGTAACGTGCCAGTGTGTTACGATGCGCATTGGATTGGTGGCGTGTTAGGCAGTGGCGTAGGTGCAACAGCTGGACAAGCTTGTGCAAGGTTATGCTCACTAACAGTGGCGGGCGATGCAGTACAAGCAACAGCAAGTGCGCAGCCATTGTTATTAATGCACGGTGGCGCTGCTAGTGATAATTATTGGTATTCGCCAAGAGTAACAGGTAATTTTGTAAGTAGTCCAAATGCAACAGTTAATCAAATTAGCGGTAATATTGAGATTATAGTTAGATATCAATCCAATACAATCGGAATTATACAAACATTACTAATGAAAGGAAATACAACTGCTTATAATTATGCTGTTGATATTTCAACTACTAATAATTTACGTTTTATTTATGGAGGATTTAATGTTATAACAAGTAGTCAAACTATTAATCCTTTAATTTTACAATACTATAAGGTTACAAGAAATTCAACTACTGGAGATGTTCAATTTTTCACATCAATTGATGGTGTAACATATACGCAATTAGGAACAACTCAATCAAGTACAGTTGGTAATTTACCTACAAATACTGTGCAATTAGTTGTAGGTGATAATACAGCATTTACAGGTAATGCAAGTCAAGGAAATATTTACAGAGTAACAATATCAAACTCAAT